GCAACATCTTCTGCGCTCAAATTATATTTAATGCACTGCTCGACATCATGGTCCACATACTTTACATAGGACAGGGTATACATGTCAAGCCCAACTTGATGTACAACGACCATATTATGCGGCGGCAATTTCTGTTTCATTATTTTGCGGCACTTCTTCTACCTTCTTAATTTCAGAAAGAAGAGTATACAATTTATCGCTGACCTCCCAGAGGTTGCGGGTTGCGTTTTTACGAATGAACTCGTTTACCAAGAATGCTTGTTCTTTATTAAGCATATATAATATTTACTCTTTAACAGGCACAAAACCGGGATGAGAATAATGCGCCATCTCGTAATATGGATTGCAGATCTTTATAATATCGCCAACCTTCATTGTCAAGAAGTTCTTGCGCGGAGTTGGCGGCTGCACTACATACACCTTCACGAACTGAGGGTATGGATGTTCTTTCATATACAATTCAGTCAATTCGTCAGCTTCGACGATATACTGCTCACCTTTTGTGGCATCGCCAGTGCGATTGCCGATGTATTTCCATTTCATTTTTTACGCAAGTATCATGGTTGTTCTCAATGACGCGACCATCTTAGCACATTTCCGAGTGCTGTCAAGCGTCCATCGCAAAGTTTTTTCGACATATATATCCTGAATAATAAATAAAATACTATTCTTTTTGAAAACTTTATCTATTGTTTAATAATACTGTGTACATCTTTAGTATGAGTGATATAAATTATACATGGAAAGTAAATAACGTAAAATGTTATAAAAATTTAAACGGTTTTCAGGATTATGTTTATCAGACATATTGGAACTGTGCTGCTACCACATCTGGAGCTGCTGGAGCTTTCGATGCAAGCTTCGCTGGCGCGACTCCGCTCGGCACAGGTGCGGTCAATACACCTGGTTACGCATTCAAGCCTTTTGCCGATCTAACACAAAATGATGTGTTGAACTGGATCTGGGCATCATTACCTAGTGGTGCTGCAAAAGAATATTACGAACAAAAAGTTTCAGGAGAAATTGTATATAAGATGAATTATGCAACAGAAGACCCTCCTCTGCCTTGGAATCCTCCTGCTCCAACTGGCACTTTATAATCTACATATATATTATTACGAAAAAAGTCGCTCACCTTTGAGCGGCTTTTTTTATTATTTGAACTTTTTTTTCTCAGCTTTTTCTTTATTTGTCGCGGCTTCTTTTATCATTCTATCTAGTCTATTGTATGCATTTTTTCTATTTATACATGTAAAACCATATGTGCCCCAGTTTTTACTAGACGGATAATATTCGCTCGGCGGTATTTTATTACCAGCAATTTCCATGCCATTATGACTTTGAATTTTTATTGATTCATAATGCGGCGACGAATTACTATCTATATGTTTGCGCTCATATATAGCATACATATCTTCGCGGTGAATTTGTTTATATTTGAAACCCGCGCTTTCGAATTCTTTATCTAGTTTTTTCACATTTTTTTATTGAAATTATTTAAAATATTGTGTACTATATATTAGGTAATAATTTATTAGACAGAGTATCTGTGAATGCTACGGCTCACTACACAGGAAATAATCTAAGATAATTATTAACTACTTTCTAAATAGTCTTTGTAATTGTATATTTAGAATTTTATTATAACCTACAAATTATGATTGTGTGATGATGTAGTTTTTGTCGCTCTGTTCTCGCATCACACTCTAGTAATTCAAAACAACTTGACTTAAATAAAAAAGATTTCAGCATTTCGCTTTTTTATTGAAAACCAAAATGCAATTTATAAAAAGTTTTTCGTTATTGAAAAGCTATAATATTTTTTTGTTTTTATTTGATATAAAATACTTCAAAATTGGCGCAAAGTCAACAAATATCTTCAAAGAACAACAAATCGGCGCAAATTTAATTATTCTTATTTATATCTTCTTGTATACTCTTTGTGGCTTGTTGACTTGCAATTATATCAATTGTTTTTGAAATACCTAGGGCCATCCCTCGAATAAATAGAAAATATGAGAACATAACATGATTTAATAAAAAAACCCAATAAATAAGGTTATTTGGATGTATATTTACCGCATACAATATAAGAAATAAGAAAATAGTATGCAATAAACTACCATATCGTAAAAGAAAAAGATTAAATTGTTTAGCGATCATTGTTTATTTACAAGAATAATGCTCGCACATACCTTGTATTTCTATTCTTTCTTTCTTTATCTCATATATTCGTTATATTATATTGTATATTATATGTATATATATGTTATGTATATTGGGCTTGTATGTTTGATAAGAAAAAATATGATGAAATTGTTTATTTTCTCTTGTCTAATTTCCTGAGAAATACCCAATAAATAACGATAAAGTAAATAATAAAAAACAACATGATAACCATGTTATTATTTACACTTTTTTATACCAATTATTTGATCAAAAATGACTCAGATTTTTATCTTATTTTCTTGGTATATTTTAAGCTATTATTTAGCCTATTTTTAATCAATCATCAAGATCAGAAGTAAGGCATATAATAATAAACACTATAATAACAGTTATGATTGTAAACCAAGCAAAAATATCAATTATGAAACGATCCATGATGTTAAATTACTAATTATTTGTTATTAATGATAAAGTCATTCACAATTTTACATAAAAACATATTATTCTGACCAAGTATGTAAATCGCCGTCGTTCCAGTCGAAACGAATATGCTGTACTACTTTGCCAGCTTGTATAGTGCATATATATGCTGCCGCCAACTCTTCTTGGTATTTGGCGACGAACTTAAGTTCAGGGTATCCATTGGAAGCTTTCTTCCAAAAATCGACATTAAATTCTGCTTTGTATTGAAAGGAGGTACAAGCGCAATCGCCGCCATTATCCCAAGGTTCGTATCCATCAGGCAATTCAGCAAACGCTTGTATAAACTCATATACTTTATCTGCATTGCCAGAAACAACAACATTACCAGAAAAATCGTAAGCCATAATATTATTTATTATTTAATGCTTCAATATATTGTTTATTCAATTCCATGAGTTTAGTTTTGCGCGTATCAATAGTATATTGAAAATTCAAACCAGAATGTTGTTTTACGATGACATACGGCAAATTGATGGCAACAATTGACAACAAATCACCCATGCCACTACGATTCGTCACACTAACCGTCTGTAAGTTACCATACATATCTTGAGATTGATTTTCTAATGGTTTGTGGTCAAGTATGGTGACGTACTGACCAACGCTCAATTCGCCGGGAGTTATCATGTTTTAATTGAATTTTTTCTTAAGTATATAATATCCTATAGCATTAAAAACCAATCCAGTAATTAATGGTGAAATGTCTATGTGATAGAATTTATAGAGAATGATAGAGGTTGTCAAGCCCAAACCTATTGACGCAAACATTAAGATAAATAGTTTCATATTAGAATGTAGTTACTTCGCCTGTATCCCAATTGTAAGCAGAGTTCTTAACCATGATGCCTTTCTCGTAGATAAACAATCCAGCTTCAATAAGCTCTTGAGTGTATCTCCAAGTGAGTCTAAGAGATGGATATTTGGCAATAGCAGGATTAATATCTTCGAACGATAGGCCGTCCTCAGACTGAAAATGAATGGTGGCAGACGCTCCATCATGCTCCCAATCATATTCAGCACCAAACTTCTTGACAAAGTTCAGTTCGCTGGTGATCTTGAGTAGATCGTCATGCGGACCCGAAATGTAGATGTAATTTTGGAAAGTCGCGCTCATATTCTTACTTAAGTTCAATGATCTTAGCAGGAAAATCCTTGCTGACAAGCCTTAAAACGGTTTCGGCCAAGTCTTTGCTCTTCAATCTAGCGTATTCTTCCCACTTGCCGCCGTCCTTAATCGTCACAATATATTTTTGCTTATTATTTGTTTTTTCCATGATTGTAATTAAAAATAAAAAATTGAATTAATGTTCTCAGTCCCCAAGATTCAATAATAGATATGTTTCGAGCTAAAAATATATCAGTAATCAACCAATTCCATAGAAAATAAATACCGACAATAAGGACGATATTAATAAGTAGCTCGACAAATAGCTGTTTTACAATTTCTTTCATGTATTTTTAATTAGTTTGTAACGTGTTTGTAACTCTCAACGGTTAAGATAAGGTAGCATGACCTGTCCATTCTGTCAAGCACCTTTCGCAATAAAAGCAAAATTCCTCGCTAAAACCTGCGGTTGTGACGAGGAGCATAGATTTATTTTATTAGAAGATTGGTATTCGGAATTTTTTAATTTAGAAATTTTCGAATTATTTAATCAACAAATTCAAAATCAATGAAGTTTTTACTATTTGATCCATTTATTTTAGGTGCAATTATTATAGTTCCAAAACCGACACTTAAATTAATCATTTCACAGTTGTTTTTTGTTACCCATTCTCTTGCAGACCTGCAAACACCTTCTCCAAAATTGACAACAGCATTAGCGGGATAATGAGAATCATGACAAGTGATAATCCAATTTTTATTTATCATTTTAGATCCATAATTACATAAATCTTTATAAACTTGATCTTCAGTATGATCTGCATCAATATGTAGATATGATATATTTGCGAATAAATTTATTGAATCGTCGGTTTTTTGATTGATAACATTGATTTGAGAGAAATTTTTTATTTCTTTCTCATAATATCTTTCGCCAAAACCTTTTATGTTTGCATCGACTAATGATATATCATAATCTGTAAGTATTTTATCTTGAATTAAATTATATTGAGCCAATGCCATAATTTTTGGTATAAAGCCATCACCTGATCCTAAACAAACACATTTTTTTGCTCTTATGCCGTAAATTAAAGAAAAATATAAAGGAGCTAAACCAACATGATTTTTTTTATTAGCACCATGAGATGTACTATAATTAGATAATTCACAGAATCGATTTAATATTCGTAAATCTAAATTTTGCAAAGAATAAAATTCATCTAGTTTATCAATAATCATTTTACAATAAAATAATTTTAGACTAGAACTACATTATCTACATTATTTTTTTCTATCTTACCAATGATTTGACAATTATGACCTGCATCACGAAGCAATTTCGCGCATTCAACTGCATCATTTTTATCTACTCCAGCAGTTTTATAATTCATTTTGATTATCTAAATTTCGAAGTAGATTTACCAATGATGTATGATATTTGTAATCATTCTGTAAGAGTCACCTCTTCAAGCTCGTAATTATGAATATTATTAATTTTTTAAATTCAGATTGCGGAGTTGTTCGTCATCTAAGTTATTATATAATTTATTGAATAACTGTAAATTTTAAACTCCGTATCATTAATTTAAAGTCTTTATCTTTTACTTTACTTAATGTTAGTTTAACCGTTTTTGGATATCCAGATAATAATGTATTCAAATCATTTGTTAATGATTGTTTACCTATTCCTATACTCATAGTAAAATCGTGAGATATAGATAAATTAGTTTCTGTTGTCCGTCCATCTAGAATATTAATTTTCCCAATATGATTACCATTTACAGCCACATTAATCTTAAATTTATCTGTATATGATATTGGTCCAGTTTCTACCGTCAATGTAGACAAATTAGAGTTTAACTTAATTAACTCTTTTAATTTATCACTATCAGGAATATCTAATACAAGTCCGTTTGATGTTAATACACCAGCAACAGGTATTGTAACTGACTTTGGATTGCTAACACCAACACTAGACTTTAATTTCACTGGCTCATCTGAAGGTGGTTGATATTTGATATTAGTCATCTTAGTCATAATATCTTTGACGGTAACTTTTACAGGACTACCATCAACATCAACATATGTATATTCTTGTTGTCCCCACGGTCCATTTACATCTGGCATTGGTTGATTATACAAAGAAAAAATACGGTCAATATTACCATGATGCATAAAGAAAATAGGATCATTAGCAGCATATCGTAATGTTCCCATGTTTCTGTTACTACCATAACGAGATCCCACCCAATCATGTCCATTGTTATGTGGACCTTGTTCCATCAATCCTTGACCAGTATTTCTATCAGTTACAGATTTACCACCGAAAATTTCAAATGGTGCTTGCAAAATAGCATTAATATAATCACTGCTCATATACCACTTGGTTTCACTGATGTGTTGTTTTGAATCCGCACTTACTTCATTACTTGGATCCATTGTAGGTTGCGTAATACTTGGTTTCCTATTACCATCATACAATGCCAGATTATCAAAATCAAGATTATCAACAGCTACCATATCTTCTTGCGTCAAATCATATCCAAATAATGGACTTGCCAAACCTAATTGCTGACGAAGTTTAGTATTTGGCATTTCTTGATGGTTGCTCCAATCCCAGTATGGATAAGCAAAAGCAAGTCCGTTCCATCCAAAATTAGTATTTAATATATTACCCAATATCCTTTCTAAGAAATAAATATAACCACGATGCCATGGTAAAAAATACCAACTCCAGTGGACCTGAACCATTGGAACACCAGAATCTGTGCAATGATATGCATGTAATTTAGCATAGTTTTCCCATTGAATTTGACTGTTTAATGGTATATTTCTACGCATATAACCAACTGCGCGACACAAATTCTTCACTTCATCATCACTCAAATCATAAAAACTCTTACGAATTCTTTGCGGTTCATTCCTAAATTTAAATCTTTTACCACCTTCAGCAGGTCCACAAGTGGGATCATTGACAGGCGTTTTAGTAGCTGCGTTTAAATTTAATCCAAGTGTACCTGTAAGTAACCCAGACTTTAAAAAAGTTCTTCGTGTTGTATTCATATTATATTAAGAAAAATTTATTTGTAATTATTCTGTAAGAATTGCCTCTTCAAGCTCGTAATTATGATTATCTTTAAAAGTATTTATATATTTTTGAGCGTTTTCTTTCTTTAGATATACTTTTTCTATCACTTTTTCATTACTTCTATAAGTGATTATATAGTAAACTTTTAATTTTAAATTGTCTATTGAGGCAATTGACATCACAGCAATAATAATAACTGATAAAAACTTCATATTAATTTTCTAAATTTAGTTTACGGAGTTCTTCGTCATCTATAAATTCAAAATCTTCATTATTATTACGAAGACTAACATTCTTGGTCTTTATCCAACCTTTAGTATTATAGCCAATATTCTCGGTTTTGCCAGTAGTTTCGCAGATGGAATAGCTAATGCTTTCTACAAATGAAATAACCTCGCCAATTTTATCATCGCCGCCTGAATAATAAAATCGAAGACCGCCAAACTTTTCTTTGACTTGCACCACTTTTACTTGCGGAATAAACTTATATTGATTTGGAAATTTTTCTGCATATTTATTGTTCTCGTCAATATAATTTTGAACATATTTACTGAGCCAATAGATGATACGAAACCACCCATCGCCGCATTCAAATCCAAATAGTGAATACGGAGTTTCGCGCCCATCAATTTGATCTTTGGTATACATCAAAGGGAACTTATTTGTTAGATATTTTTCGCGTTCTTCTTTCATAATCAAAAATTTATTTACTGTCGAGACTTTTTATTGGATAGTTTACCATATTTTTTCTTGGCAGCGTCGGATAGCGGCAAGGTCTTTGCCAACTGTTTTAAGGCAGTATGATCGTCTTTGAGCGGATTGTCAAGGCGATCTTTGAGCGTCGGGAGTTTATTTTTCATGCCTTAATTGTGTTTTTTGTAATTTATAATCAGGAATTTGACCAGCGAACCAGAAAAAATCTTCCTCAAAAGAATAAAAAAAAGTAACATCAATCGCGGGATTGTAAGCTTCGATGACATTTCGATTATTCATGATTCTTACTTTGCCGCGAAATTCAATGTGAGGATATTTTTCTTTTATATCTTGAGGAACATGGATGTTCATTTTTCTTCACTGAAATTTTTTTCTTTTCTAGGTTTGTGGATACGCATTGTCACACCGTTGAATCCTGATATCAACTCTAAGCCTTCTCCCTCGGGCAAATCAAGTTTCAAATCGTTAATATAATCCCAAGTTTCTTTGTATTTCTTTTTGTTATGTAATTGATTGATTTTTTTGCTTTGCTCTGGAGTGAAAAGATGATCAATATACTTTACAAAATTAACAATCTCTGGCAATGGTTCGTCGCTTGCCTTCAATGGGTCTCTAAAATCTACAGTAGAATAATCAAAATAACCATTGTTATTTTTTACTGCTAGATATTGGCGAAAGGTGCTTTGAATTTCATAAGCTATCCTTGCATCACCAATTTTGTCATTATTAAATCCATAACTTGCGCCGGGGCTAGACAAGCTTTTATCATTAATAACAAGAGTGCGGACCATTTTCTCAATCAAATCACGATGATCGTAGTCAATCAAATGATCATAAGCAGTATCCAAAGCAACACCAATTTGCCCACTTCGCATCCGAAAATAAACTTCAAGTGCGCGGTTGATAACGCGCAAATGATTGTCTGACAATTTAACGTCATTCATTTCTACTTCTTGATCTTCAATATTCATTTTGATTCACAAGCTTAAGGCCAAATCCCAGCAAAGTCAAGGAAAAATGCCAATATTCTTTTTTGTCTGTTAAATAATATATTTCTGTAGGAAAGTCCGCTTTAAATCCTTCGTAATAATCATCAGTCCATTCATTGAATCTCTTAACTATTCTTATGCTCGGAAACTGTAATTCAATGTATAAAAATCTAAAATTCTTTTCGTCGTTTATGATGTTTATTTTCATAGACTATATAGATAATAAAATATCCACGCCCAAATGGCAATTGGAATTCCTACAAATATTAAAGTAATTAACCCCAAAATTATCTTTTGGGGTATAGTGTATTTTTTTATTTCCATATCTAATGTTTGGTATGCCAGACATTATGCGGGGTAGCGTCTGATATATCAAACTCCAGATAGTTTAATAAAAGGACAATCTATAGCCCAACAATCACAAATTAAACACTCTGCATTGTGGTCAAACTTACACGGCGGTTTTCCATCAATATCCGTATATTCTTGAATTGCATAATCGTCTTGGTTTGTATTGGTAAAATGTTCATAATAACCGCTATCGGTTACAATAAGTTTACCATTACCAAGAATAGCAAAATGTGATTCTGGTAGGAACTTTTTGTTGTTTATGTCCCATACTCTAAATTTCTTTGGGGTATTCATATTACTTTAATGTAACAAGTTATTGGCATTTCATCCCAACAATTATATTTTTCATTCCAAGCTCTGTATTTCATAAATTAATTAATAACCAGTTTGTCTAGTAATACTAACACCAAATCCAAACCATATCAATTTAAAATGACAAAATGTTTCATCCGAATGACAGATTAATTGGGTATCAAACATACATTCAAAGTATTTATGCGCGCAATCATTTCCCCATGAATCTCCCGGTCTTATTCCCATTTTGATTCTGGGATAATGAATATAGATATCAAAGATATCAAGTAAATCTTCTTTATTTTTTCTAGAGTATAATCTCATATAGTTATCGCACAATAACTTATCTTCCCGGCGGTAAACTGTTTTCTTTGATTTCAAATACACCATTACCAATAAATTCAGTTAGTGATTTGTATCCACTATAACTAACCGCACTTGCAAGACCACCCCATAAATCATCAACCAACTCTTTTAAAGACTTTACTGTTGATCTGTCCACCTCGTAAACTTTACCTTCACTATGTCTTCTTACTCCCCCATACAATTGTTGTTGTTTGGTGCTGGCACCTCCCCAATATGTTCCATCACCATTTTCCCAAGTATATGCTTCTTTAGCTCTAGCAAAGTAACCGCCCATCATTACATAGTCAGCACCGGCACCAAATGCTTTAGCAGCATAATTACCATTCTTGATACCACCATCCGCAACAATCTTTAATTTAAAACGATCAGCGACTTCGCTACATTCTATAATTTCTGTAATTTGTCCTCTGTTATAGCCTGTAGCATCACTTGTTGCACAAGCACTACCACCAGCAATACCAACACGAATTATTACTTCAGGAATTTTATATGTAAATTCTGTATATAAAGAAATACCATCATCAGTCATTACGTTACCAATTATTAATCGATTCACACTATGCAATGATAACAAACGATAAATAGAACTTTTAATTTGAGGAAGATATCCATTAGCACAATCAATTAACCAATTTTTTGCACCAGCATCAGCTAATTCTTCGGCTCGCATCCAATCATCTAATCCAATACTAACAAACAAATTGTTTTTTTTGGGTACGCTGGAATAATTTACTACTGCATTATCAATATCGCAAAATTTATGTTGACATACGGTAAGTCCTAGCTCAGTTGCTACTTTAGAAAAAGTAATTCCAACGACAGCACTCATTGGACTCACAATTATTCGATCAAGTTCAATTGGGACTTCGCTTCTGCTTTCAATAGAAGCTGGTTTTGCAATTAAATTGACATCGTTGTAGTAAACTGATTTTGTTTTTAATATTTTAGCCATAATAATAAGTTATTTTATCAATAATTTTTGTCAGTAAAGTGATTAAAACCATTATAAGCATCAGCATAGACACTTGCGCTGAAGTCTCTTACTTCATCAATTTCGTTCCAACTATTCGCAACGCTTTCATAGATTTTGTGTTCGTTAAACTTTTGACGGCGAATGTATTTAATTAGTTCATGATAATCACTGAATGTCGCCAGAGGTACTGGTTCGTACCTGCTCATTACTGTATAAATTTTCATTCAATCTTCATATTTTTGCTCTTTCAGTTTCGCCACTTCATCACCAAGCAAATCAATAGCATGAATAAGATGCTCCAATATAATACTATTATTATCAGCATTGCTGACATCGAACCAATGTTGCCGAAGTGCTGCTTTTGCGCTATCTAATGCTGTATCAAATTTTTCCATAATTATCGTGCTAACATCATCGCATAAAAAATTTCCCTTGTCAAGCGTAATTTTTTCGTGTAAGCAATGTTGTATGACAAATTTAGAACAACTTCTCGCAGATCATAAACTTTTAATTCAAAAAATAATAACAGAAGCAAAAAAAGAAGCACAGTCAACTTCAGGTACTGCTTCAACATCAGGTAATGGTGGAGCGACATCTAATTTAGATTTATATTCACACATTTGTTCTAACTTTGATAATTTAATTAAAGATAAAAAAGAAAAAAATATTCTCACGCCTTATGTTAACCCTTACAATTGGCCGCGAAATAATAATTGTTGGGCAAAAAGTCTTGATTTAAGTGGTTATTCTGCTGCCGTTGTTCCTCTTGGAGGGGTCGGCGGCGGGACTCTTATAACCAAGAAACATGTATTGTTAGCTCATCATGTACCTTATTCGCAATCGCCATTTATGATTTTCTTTATTAATAACAACAATGTATCTCTTGTATACAATGTTATGAAAACGAAAAGAGTTGCTAATACTGATATCTTGATAGGTGAATTAGATAAAGAGGTTGATTCTTCGCTAAAGGTATATAATGTATTGCCAGCTAATTATCTTAAATATTTCGGCAACGCAATTAATTTTCCTCTGCTGTATTCAGATCAAGAGAGAAAAGCTTTAATTGGTGAAAATGGCTTGATTAATACGACTTTTGGATCAACAAATACGTTGATAAATATATCAAAAGATGCTAACAGAGCGCAATATTTTGAAGCTTTGATCGGCGGCGACAGTGGCAATATTGTTTCTACTATTATCAACAACGAGATAGTAGTAATTGGCGCATGGTATATGACGTTCGGAACTTCCGCTGGTTTAGCAACAAATATACCAAATTATATAAATGAAGTAAATAACACAATATCTTCATTAAGTAGTGGATATAAAGTTAATGAAGTTGATTTAAGTGGATTTAAAATGTATTGAAAGATGACTCCAGAGAAAGGATTCGAACCTCTAACACGCGCATTAACAGTGCGCTACTCTACCGTTGAGCTACTCTGGAACTAAATTGGCGTTCCCGACAGGATTCGAACCTGTGACCGAAAGCTTAGAAGGCTTTTGCTCTAAATCCAACTGAGCTACGGGAACGTTAAAATTTTAAAAAGGAAAAATCTTTTGCTATCTAAAATTTTTTTTATAATCTTCTAAAGCTGCTTGTAATGCTTCTTCAGCCAAAACACTACAGTGAATTTTTACAGGTGGTAAACCTCCAAGAGCTTCTACTATTTGATCGTTATTAAAATTCTTTTGCAAATCATCTATAGTTCTGCCTTTTATTAATTCTGTAGCCATGCTAGAAGCTGCTATCGCGCTTCCACACCCAAATGTTTTAAACTTAGCATCAATAACTGTATTAGTTTTATCGTCTATTTTTAGACTAATTTTCATTATGTCGCCGCAAGCTGCCGCACCAACCTCACCAATTGCATTTGCATCTGCTAAATCCCCCATGTTGCGAGGATTTATAAAATGATCCATCACTGTGTTATTGTATAAGGTGTATGAATCACTCATATATAATTATATTACACTTTTTTATTATTACAATAAAATGGTGGCTTAGGTGGGATTCGAACCCACACTTTGCAGATTTTAAGTCTGTTGACTCTGCCGTTGGTCTACTAAGCCGTTTGAAAATAACAAAAATTGGTAGCCCATGAGGGTATCGATCCCTCTTTCCCAGATTGAAAATCTGATGTCCTAGCCAGTAGACGAATGGGCCATATCATAGTCCAAGCGGGATTCGAACCCACAACTTCACCCTTATAAAGAGTTTACTCTGCCGTTGAGTTATTGGACTATAATAAATATGCAATAGTCTCTGTGGGCCGTGCTGGACTTGAACCAGCAACCGACGAATTATGAGTTCGCTGCACAAACCATTATGCTAACGGCCCATAGAAACTACTACATATTAAATTAATTAAGCAGCGGGGAACGTATTCCCGTCTTATATTACTAACACACGTTAGATATAAGTGAACCTCACTGCTTAAAATCTGAAAAAATGGTGCGTCCGGTGGAATTCGAATCCACAACCACCGGCTTAAAAGGCCGATGCTCTACCGTTGAGCTACGAACGCATTATTTAAAGAACATCGACAACCTATTATATTTTCACCGATTGTCAAGGAGAAATCTAAAGCCTCTCCAGAGACTTGAACTCTGCTCTGGGGTTTACAAAACCCCTGCATCGCCATCTATGCTTGAGAGGCAACATACATACTTTCTTACTTACTTATACTTTCTAATACTTTACAACCATGAACAGTAATATGTCGCAATACATCAATATTGATAAGTCCTTTTCTAATCAAAAATAATTCAAAATCTTTTTGTATAGCGGATCTTGACAAGCCAGTTTTTGCAGCCAACATTGATAGACTACAACTACCTTCTTTACGCAATATATTTAGTATCTGCCATTCAATTCTATTTAAACCGTGAGGTAACACTCCTAGAATATGAAACAAATTAATTGCGTCGTTTTTTGTAAATTTATTCGCTGAAAGTCGGTCAGTATAAATTTTTACATCTCTTGCGCGGAGGACGCAAGAGCGAGCATTACCACGACTAGTTTGAGCTAGAATATGTAATGCTTCATCATCAAATTGTATATCTGGCAATGATATTCTAAATATTTGCTGCAAATCATCTTCAGTGTAATCTGAAAATTCAATGAAAGTCAATCTATCGCGCAACGGAATAAATAAATCTTGCGACTCAGTTGTTGCAAATATAAAATGATGTTTTTTGAAATCAAAACTGTATACATTATCGCCAGCAGTGTATTCTACTTTATTATCTTTTTCTGTATTGAGAATAGTCAGTAAAGCATATACAAAATCTGTTGGTAACGCATGACATTCATCAAAGAAGACAATAACTTCTTGATCGTTGATATGGGGCAGAAAAACTTGTTCAAAAAACTGTTTGCCCGATTTTATACTGCTGCTGTTGAGCGACAGTAGCGGTTTCTTACGTCCATTGGAACCAATGATGTTCTTGGAGAACTCTTGGGCAAACTTTGATTTGCCAAGACCTCTAGCTCCAATGAAATTAAGAAACGGAAAAGATCCAGTAACTTTGTAAGCTTCAATATAAAATTGTAGCTTGCGTTTTACAGCATCTTGCCCGACAAGTTCATTAAACATATTTATCAGGAAATTACGAACTCGACTTTCGAATCCTCTTCCTTCGTATCTTGAAGCTGCTCCTGAATTTCGGGAGGCAGCGCATCACCATCTTGCGAAGAGGTCGCAGGAACGCTCTTGTACTTCGCGTACCAAGTGCGACCAACTTGCACGATTGCGTTTGGATCGTTGTTGAGCTTGGCAAGCAAGTCAGCCAACGTGATTTCAATGGTACTGGTCGATCCCTTCGGACGACCACGGCCAGTCTTTTGTGATGGGTTATCCATACGCGATGAATTTAGCAGGTTTCTGAGGGTTGTCAAGGGGTCGATGCAAGATTTTTTGAGAAAGTTGGGGGTATGGGACGAAAAAAAGCCCGATTTGAAACACGGTTTCATGCGCTTCGGGCTTAACTGGATTTTGATAATTTATCAAATTTTATCCAGCATATATTTGCGCTAATATATATTACACTATTTATTCTTCTTCGCGAGAATATTCTTCATCTTCTACATAAGTATTATCTAATTCATCTGCATAATCTTCGTAACAAAATGCACAGACAATTTTCTTACCTACCTTTTGATAATCATCGTTTTCAACATCTATAAATTCATCACAGTATAAACACTTTTTCATATATTGTATTTGTACATATCATAACCAATATTGTGAAAAAATAAATAAAAAAAATCTTTTTTTTTGTTATTATAGTGTAGAGATTATTATGAGCAATGATTTTCAAAATTTATGGCGTGTCGGAGTGATGGAATGTTATCCACAATTTAGTGGCGAAACAGATTATGTATTTACAGTTCACTGGGACTGTTTAGCTTATTATTCTGGTGGCAGCGGTGGACCTTTTTATGGCAGAACTTATTCTTCAACTGCAATACCTGCCACAACAGGTGAATTCATTCCATATCAAAATTTAACTGAACCTGAAGTGCTAAGTTGGGTCTGGAATCAAATCGGTCAAGATCAGAAAAATCAATATGAAAGTGGAGCAATGCAACAAATTTATAATCAACTAGTTCCACCTGTTGTACAACCTCCTTTGCCTTGGACACCTGATGTATTCCCTGTTATTGCTCCTAGCATATCAACACAACCTCAGAATGTTTCTGGATATCTTGGAGGAAATGCTTCATTTGTAGTGACAGCAAATGGTCAACCTTTAAATTATCAATGGAGAAAAGATTCAGTAAATATTCCTAATGCAACTAATTATATTTATAATATATCTGGTATACAAAATAACGATGCTGGTTCCTACGATGTTTATATCTACAATTCTACAGGTAATGTATTCAGTAATTCAGCTTCACTAATATTGCCATCACCCACAGAATGCGAGTGCAATTCTTGCTGAAGTCGCTGCTAAACGTTCAGCTTAAATAACAGTATTGCCATAACCTACGGGAGTTTAAAATAACATAAAAATATAACCCTCTATGAAAATAGAGGGTTTTTTATTGACTTTCTTGAGTGTACATATCTAAAATTATGATTTTGTCATCACACTGATCTAAATAACCTTCATCTTTTAGAAATTTTATGATATGATCGCGGCAGCAATTGTTTTGAGAGTCACATTTATTAGGATGTTTTAAGGTTATTAATTGTTTATTAAAACCTATTATATTATGACCGCGAAAGTCTAATTTAAAAAGAGGGTCGAAATATTTTTCATCGCCTAACGTGTCTCGTAAATTCATTTCTTTACAAACTTATTATACACAAGTTTTCCTAAATTGGCTGCAAATTTTCTTGCTTTGTATTCTGGCATCTCAAAAAAATGAGCGTGAAATACTTCTTCTATTAGTACATTAAGTTGGCGACGAGTTAACAATCGCGGATCAATATGTATTTGAGGATACTTTAGATGTGGAGGATCGCATAAACCAGAAGCGTTCTGTCTACCTAATGGTTTATTATAATTAACAGTATACTCTATTTTTTCGAAATTTTTAAATTTCATAGTTCTTTCATTTTTGATAATGGAACAACATAATTGTCAGGATTATATTGTCCATATCTTTTTTTTATTTTCTCTCTTTCGAAATCAGAACGACATATTTCCGCTAATAATTCTACTTCTAAAGTTTTTTGAGAATCGGAATTGAGTGCTTTTAAAATATTATCTTTGTTTGTCCGCGCCAATATATATTTTGATGGTTTTTTATTATTGTACTCTTGAACTTTGACTTTTAGTTCTGGCTCGCCTGAGCCATAATAAGTAATTGTTTTTACTTCTTCCCCATTAAAGTCTTCGTCATCTCGTATTTCATAAATAGTTTCATCAATATTTTTATTTGTATGTTTAGCCCAAGCGTATTCGCCAACGATTCCAATAAAATGCGGTAAATAATTTTCCAAAGGATTGTTAAGATTTCTATTTATAAGAATTCCAGAATTTTTTATATTAGAAGGTTTAGCGTCATGCCGCTTTTTAGCTAAAGATAATATATAATTTATTTCTTTATTTTTAATTGTAATAGTAATCATTTAGACCTATTGCTGTGTTTTTAATAATTAAAAATGCATTTATAAAATAAATCATATTTTGATTTTATTCTCTATTGTATGTAAAATACGAGATAAATCACTAAGTATCTTACTAGTTTTGCGAAATATAAAACTAATAGTCTTATTATATGGTTTAACAAAATACTTATATCTCAAAGACTTTGTAAACTCATAATTTCGTTTTAGCTTTAGATCAAATTCAATATCTCTTTTTTTTCTATCAGCATTGTCGTTTGCTTCGAACGATATTAAATTAACCGAAGTTATTTTACCATTAACAAATACCGCTTCATATTCTATATAATAATCATAATCAGTATTATTTGATGATAGATAATCATAAAATACAATAGTTGCGGTAGTTTTTAATTCTTCAAGCCACTTCTTAGTAACGTTAAGATAACCAAATTTTCCAATGAAGCTTTCAGAATCTTTATTCCCTTCAACCCATTCGCGTTCAAAACGATGAAGAAATAATCTACCATTTTCATCAATATCGTATGATTCAAGAGCTAAATCAAAATCTTTAGTTTGAAAATCATGAGAACCAGTATAACCTTTTGGGTCATCTGGCATTGGCAATGGATATTTGCAAAATATAGTATCGTACATTCCGATAGATTTACCCTCCCTTTCTTTTACTTGTTGTACTTAGCCTCTTTATGATCTAGGATATCCTCAATAAATTTAAGAAAAGCGAGATAATCAACTCTATCTGGCTCTGGCAAATTTTTATGATCTACATGAGCCAAATAATCATGAATAACGCCAGCATAATATGATGGAATAATAATATTCTTCCCATCATATTTAAGATCGTCACTTTGAATAACTACATTCTCGTTAGGATTCTTCATATATAAATCTTTCTTCATCGTGTTTATACTAAGTTCTAGGTGGTATAAGTCAATGGTTTTTTCATAATTTTTCTATCTTACCTTCGGTATTCGAAAAGTAAACATCATACAGACCATACGATTTAATAAGACTAAGGCAACCGGGACAAGGTTTGCTATTGGCAAGTTGCTTTTTTCTATCAACCCGCAAAACAATCATACTGTGATCGTGCAAATCTTGTTTGCCAGATTTAAGAATAACATCTAGCTCAGCATGAGTGCCGACATATCCATCATGATATGGATGTTTTACAATTTCTGGATGTGTACGTTTTCTATTCCAGCCAATCTTAGTAATCTTATTCTTTTTGACGAGAAATGCAATATGTGAATTATTGACATCTTTCCAATTGACAGGACAAAGCGCATGAGCAGTTTCTATTGCGCGTTTCAATATTCGCGGTTTCATCGCCACGTTCGATGTTTTTCTCCAATCCACTCACTACCAGAACAACCAAAAATAGACCATTCGATATCATCTGGAATGTCTACGATTTTTAAATCTGCATCAATTCCATTTGCTTTCTTTTTTAATTTTTTTACTGCTTCGATCAAAAGATAATTAGTTCGATCACCATCAAATGAATAAGGACCAATTGTTTTTTTAGCATTCTTATCTTTTATTTTCTTTTTTATAAATTCTACAGCTTCAGAACTAATAGAAAAGGTTCCTGAAAGGTTAATTACGACTTGCATATATACAAATTAATTTTTCGAGTTCATCACAGATATTTTTAATATCTTCAGTAAGTTGATTAGGTATAATACCAACTTCATCCATTGTGCGATCATCTTCGCCTGTGCGCCATTTGTTGTAAACGCGAAGACGTTCTATAGCTTTTTCAATCATGATTTGTAGAAACGCTGACGACTTTGACGGTTATGCCGTTTTTGCCATCATGTTTTGATCCATAATGACGCTTATCTTCAAGGAAGTCAAGAACATCGTCGCGAATTTTTTCAGCATCTTGTCTACTGAAATTTTTTGGCAAATCCAAAGTTAAATAAAAATTAGAATTATTCATTTTATTGAATTTATTCTATCTTCAATTTTATCTATTGATCCATATTCGTTATAAATATAATCAAACATCCAATCTTCGGCATGAAAAGGAATATCTAACGATTTAATAAGATCATCGTACAACTTATGTTGTTGTCGATTTAATTCTAATATCTTATCGCGAGTTTTATTTATATGCGCGTATTGCTCAGAGGTAAATTTCATTCCCATAATATTTGAAGCATGACTATGCTAACGCATAATATTAACAAAGTCAATGTTTTTATAGTAAATTTTTCACCGAAATGACAAGCTGTAAGTATAGTAAAAAATACAATACCAATTGTAAAAGTTAATATTCTGTTAGGCCAAATAAGACCATTAAAATGCTCATTTATTAATTTTATTGCGCGAATAGACAATAAAGTTGATGGCACACTTATCCAAATAAGATAATATTCATATTTTTTAAACCAATTCCACAAAAATTGACCGTGAATTTGATACCACCCGACAATATAAACTAAACTTAGCAAACACACCGCTAAAATTAATTTCATTATCGACTGGGATTATCAAGTTCAGCAGCGCAAGTAGGACATAATTGTCCCGCTCCTTCGATGTAATTATCTCTTAGAGTTATGTCTTTGTAAATAGGCTCATTAGTTAATTGACCGCAACTAATGCATTTATCGTATTTGATTTCTTTTTCTTTTACATCCATAAAATATCAGAGTGTTGAGCGAAAAGTATTAAACCATTCTTTTTGCGAGCTTCAAACTCTTTGCTCTCTTGTGCATATTTGTCCAAACAAATTTTTTCTTCAAGTGTTTTTTCTCTGTTAAAGTAATTTTTTTCTTTGAATAATATCACAGGGTAAGGCAGATATTTGTCAGGATCAATAATATAATCAAAAGCAAAAATCATTTCATCAATAATATAATTCATTTCTTTTTCGCCAATTTGTTCAGCCTTTTTCATATCTTCTTCTGATAAATCATAATAATTAGAAGGCATAAATTTACAAGGAACACCAAGTTTACCTTTGTTTTTTAGATATTTAAGGCGGGGAACAATATATTTAGCAATATTAACTTCTAAACAATAAACATCATCGTCAGAAACACCATAACGAATCTTTTGATATTTACATTTAATCCACCAACGTAAATCAAACCAATTATGTTTGAATCCCCAACCTAATCTATAAGGAAGCAAATCTATAAATCCATCAACATATTTATTATAAAAATAATAATTGTCGCTGTCTTTATCAAACATTTTGTCTATTTTTTCTTGTTGATCTGCGTAATCTTTAAAACGCTTTTCTTTATCTTCTGGCGTTTCGAAGTCGAATTCGAATTGATAGTTCATAATGTTTTATTACAAAAGTTAATATAAAACCTTTTTTTCGTGTTTAACTATAACTTCGGGATGCACCCAAACGTCCATATTTTGTTCTTTTGCTAGATGGCAGAAACTTACGTCTTCCATAGTAAATTCAGTAACATTGCCAAACTTTTTCCATAATGGTCTAAACCACGGATATTTAAGTTTTTCAAATACTCCTTTCTTTATTAATATAAAGCCAAAACCTGTATAGTCAACTTTAAATGGTGTATTTTTATTAATCAAATGTTGTGGAGACAAAAATTCAAAAAATCCTGTTTTATTAAAAAATTCTTCATCCCAATGTTCGACGGTTGCATATTGCTGTCCATTGCTCATCAAATATAAGCCTGATGCAATATCTTTTTGTAATTTATATAATTTTACGAAACTTTCTACACTAAATATTATATCACTGTCAATCCATAACATATAATCATAATCAACATTACCTTGAAATGGTTTTTGATCTTCACCACTTGTTGAGTTACCGCCCAGACACATATTGCGAACATAGTATATATTACATGATTCTCTTCTTGATAGAAGAACCGTGATTTTGTTAGCGTTGCACCAATTATAAAAATTAAGCAGACTATCCAAAAAGACGCCTGAGAAATTATTACCCGGTATGCAAAGAATCAATCTCATATAACTTTATTTACCCATCCTAGTGCTTCACTAATAATTGGAAATTCGTTTATAAATATATTTTTAATACCTATTGCAATTTCTCTGTGTTCTTTTTGAGTGTCTTCTTTAGCTCTCAATTCGATATAATGAATCCAACTACGAAGCGTTCCAGTCATGTATATGGTAGTTTGCGTAGTTAATGGCAATATCATTCTAGCACACTCTTTGGCAATCCCAGATTCAATCAGTATATCATAAGCTTTGAGACTATTAGTAAGAGCTTGATTAACTAATTCGATTTTTTCTGGCGACAAATTTACTTCAGCGTCACCAACTTGTCTATTGGTTTTACCTTGCATTCGCCATTGAATATCTTCTAATTTTGTGGCTGCACTATATCTTTGACTAAATTCTTGAAAAGCAAAAGATCTATGCCTTAGAATTTGTGAGGCAATAGCTCTGCTTGTAACAATTTCTACTGTAGCACTTGCCATCTCAAATGGACTCCAATGTTGATGCTTGATTAAATATTTTAGAAGTCTTGGCGCGGTTTCAGTATTCATCTGATTAGATGGATTACTTACTCTCGCGCAATATGATACAATATCTTCAGCACTACTTAATCCTCCGATTTTTGGTGAAGTTATAGCTACAAGTTTGACATTCATAGATCTTTATAATCTTTAATTTCTATTTTTCTATTTGTGATAGTTAGCCATTGATTGAGCGAAGTGTCGATACAATAGTTTTCTGTTTTCGCGTATTTAGTAATTTTACTGTCTTTGCGAGGAGTGTGGCCGACAATTTGTTTTAGTCCTTGTATAGGTGCGAATTCACTATCAAAATCTAACCAGAGTATTCCTCCTCTGGGAAAATGTCCATTTCTAGCTTGACCAGCCATATAAAACCAATGGTCGGAGCCTGAAATTAATCTAATATTGGCGCGTTCCTTTTCTTTGATTAGAAAAAGATTAATATCAGAATTATTTTTAGCAGTTGGATTTATAAAACTAGAATGTAATCCAGCATGAGTACATAAATAATTATCAACCCATGCAAACCACTCAAATTTATTTAGCACATAGTTTTTATCGCTTTTTAAAACATCATTGATAGCATTCCACTTTCGATCTTCATAACCACTGCAAATTGCATAAGTATTATATACAAGATAATGCGTATCATGGTTACCCCATAATGTATAATTATTAGGAGCAGACAAGTAACGAATTAAATAATCAGCAGTAATTTTATAATCTTCATCCTTATCATAATAAAAACTATCAAACCAGTCGCCCAACACAATATTTATGTCAGCGGCTTCGTGCCTAATAATCTTATTTAATTTGCCAACTTGATTATGAATGTCGGAAATTATTAGTATTTTTTTATTATGACTATCGAATGTCATGAGGAATTGAGCTAAAAAGATTAGTTTGTGGCTTTGAGACCACAATGCAAGGGTGAGACTCATCATTTTTAACGTCTAGCCATTTTATTTTAAAATCTCCATTTTCTGTGCCAGACATTTCCAATCTTCGATCATTAATATGAAAAACAATACCAGAAACATGAAGCACTTGTTTAGGAGTATTAGTTCCTAAGCGAATATCTCCACTTGTATCAATTCTTAAAGCTTCTCCACTAAGTGATAAATCTTTTGGCGGTTGAGGATTATCTTCAGCTTTGACTAAAGATGGCACGGTAGAGGCAGCAATAAAGCCTCCGAATAAAGTCTTAAAAAAACCTTTTCGATTCATGCTCATATTATATCAATCTTCCTTTGGTTCAGCAAATTTTTGATCTGGATGGTATACGAATTCTGGTCCAGTATAACCATAACCGCTGTCTCCAAAATCATTAAAATCATCAGGATGTTCGCCGTCATAAATTAAATCTTCAAGATATTTATTGCCATCTTGATCAACACCATATTGCACCTGTAATTTTTTTGGATCAAATTCACTTACATTAGTCCAATAATAAACAGCATTGAACTTCATGTCATGATACCACCAAATATTTACCTTGCCAACTTCATCTGGTTCTTGAGGGATATAATTAACACCGCCGCCTTTTACAAACTCAAAGTCTTCCCAATTAGATGTAACATACACAGGCTTTTCATTATTTTTGATGTTATCGTCGCCTCCTAAATATACATCAATAGAATCTCTCTTCTCAAAGTTAAAATATGGACAAAGCTCCCAAACATCTCCTTCGCAGAAACACTCACCGCTTTCTCTATAAGCTTCTTCAAACTCTTCTTGGGTTTGATCAGGAGTTGGGCCGGGGATAGTGTGGCGGCTATATTCATTAGTGCCGCGCATCCAGACTTGAATTTTTAACATAAAATTATTTATCGTAGTTTATTTTTCCAATGACATTTATACGAAAAGTGTTTGTAACTTTTCCATCATTTGAACTTGTTACAATATAGCTTTCTTCAACCGTTCCGTCAAGAAAAAAAATAATTTTTGTTGCAGATGATTCAATTATTTTTAAATCATTAGTTATTGCCGCCAATAAATCGGAATCTTCTGATGAATTTATCGTATAATCTTCAGAGAAAGATAATTCTATGTCTTTTTGGTGATATGCTGCCTGTGTGCGTTTATTAATTAAGAATGTTTTAAGATTTTCTCGGGCTTCCGCATATCTATTAGCTTGTAAAGAATCAAAGTTAATAACAAGTGCGGCGATCAATGATAATAATATCACTGTCGCCAACACTATTTCTATAAGAGTAAATGCTTTCGATTTACCAGTCATTATATTTTGGTAATTTTTTAGCCTCTTTTTCTCTTTGAATCGCTCTTTTAATTATGGTACGCAATTCTGTCAATGCTGTTTCATAAGAATCACAAGCGATTTCTATATCATCAGTAATATAACCATTATGCAACACTCGAAACTCAGGTTGCTCGCCATAAGACCAGCGTGTTTCTATATACCAATGGCAGTCTTTATCTTTATGATGATTGCCACTAATAAGTTCATACCATTGCTCAGTTAATTGAATTATTTCTTTTTGTACATCAGCAGTCATATATATTTATGCGTCAAATTTAAAAGTTGTTCACCAATGTATTTAGTATAAGCAGGTGGAATGGCTTCTGTCAATTCCCAGCCTCGTCCAGCCCAAGGCATTCCCATAATATTACGCCAAGTGTCAATAGAACCTTTGCGACGACTCTTGCCTGTCACACTCATATCACGGTAGTCAATTCCATTATCTTCGGCATATTTTTTAGAATATCCACGTTTAGTGATATTTTTTAACTGCGCTACTGGAAAGTTACATTCAAAATATCTAGTTCGTTCAATCGGCATACCAAACATATAACCAGTTAATTTAAAAGGCTCTATAAGATGATCTTTAGCACCAGCGACATTTTCAATAATGTAATATTTTTTAGTCTTAATTAATGCATCGCGAACCGGCTCAATTAACTTTGGAGTATCTTTGCCTTGTGAATAATGAACATAAATTGAATCAGGCTTAGTTGCGTTGCTGTATCCTTGGCATGGAGGTGAAGCATGAATAGCATCAAAAGAATTCAGAAAATCTTTATCTTTTAATATTTCTAAAACATCGGATCTAATGAATTTAAAAGGATAACTAGGTTGATCTTTTATATCAACACCAGTTACTTCAAATCCAGCTTGGCTGTAACCCATGCTTGCGCCACCAGCGCAACAAAATAAATCTAATAATTTCATAATTTTTGTAAAGATAAAGTAAAATTTGTACCCAAAAGTACTTTTCCAGTGTCATTTATATTTGATATGAAATATCTATTCTCAATATTCGCGTTGACCCTCAGTCTCAACGCTCAAGTTAAACCAGAACATACTCCCGGTCAAGGAGGAAATCATCGCAGACCTCCAGAGGTTAGCAAGGAAATTCGTCAAAAAATGTTAAAAAAATACGATCTCAATAAAGATGGTAAATTAGATCGCGAAGAAAGAAGTAAAATATCAAAAGAAGATCGAAAAAAGATGCATCCACCTCGTAAAGGACCGAAAGATTCGCCTCCTACAGAAAAAGGCTAACAAATAAACCCTCCAAAAATGGAGGGTTTACGTTTTTTTAGCCGTTTCAATCCATTTGTTAAAATCTCCTTTGAAACCATACCATCCCCAATGAGTTAGTTTAATATCAGAGCGAGCATATACTTTTTCACCTATATTTCTCCAAAGATGACAAAATCCCCAATCTTCACTATCATAAGTTCTTGTTCTAGGATTGATGCCTACTTTGAAAAAATCCCACATTTTCTTTCCAGAACCATAACCATCGATATCATTAATATATGTAAGATTTTTGTTGAACATCAAGATCTTTTCAAAAACTTGACGTTTGATAAGTAAAAAACCAGTTGCAACACTGTCTATTTCATAGATATTTTTATCTAACTCAATCAGGGTGCCTCCGACAGCGAAATCAACAATTTCTTTGTTTTTTTGATTTGCGTTTTCTAATTTAATGTATTTTTTTGGATAAGGAGAACAAATAACTTCTTTGTTGCTATCAATCAACTTTTGAACATCTTCAGACTCAAAGGCTATATCGCTATCAATAAATAAAATATGAGTCGCATCACTTCTTAAAAATTCTGCAACCGCAGCATTGCGTCCTCTTGAGATAAGACTCTCAAAAAAAATCGGATAAAATATTGCATTTATATTTGATCTGTGAAAGTAAGAAACAAGATGCAAGATTGACATCATGTAATCTGCATGACAGTTTCTGTTGTAACAGATTAACGGTACAAAAATTTTACAATTATTCATCGTTTCTATCTTTTTTATTCAAATCAAATAGGTCATTTTCTTGATCTTCTAATTCACCAAGACAATCCATGCATACAGAACAATAATCTAAATCTTCTAAAAACGCTGTCTTTTTACCACAATAATCGCAGTTCATTATTTTGAAACTAATTTTAAAATATCATCTAAACTTTCTTTAACTCTTATGGGATGCGTTGCGTTGTTTTTCGTAAAAATTAAGCTGTGTATATGAGATTGTTCAATGTTTACAACCATATCAAGATTGATAAGTTGAAAATTATAGTGCCTGTTTATTGTATTAGAAATTTCATCGTGACCGGGATCTAATACATGAAGTTTAAGAAAATGAGCCATAAAATAAATGCGGTTTTGAGGATAACCGCAAACCTTTATTCTCACTAAGATCGACGATTTTCAGGAGTGCGAAAAACCTCTTCCTCTTTTTCGCCTTCGGAATAATAAATAACACCATTGACAGACTTCGCGCATTGCATGGCCCAATCATACGCTTTCTTTTTTCCTAGCGCAAGATTATAGGCTGACTGATACGTTCCATCTTTATCTCTAACAATGTAACGTTTATTCATTTTAAGAATTCTTAATTAGTGTATCATGAATCAGATGACGAGTCTTATAATCCAAAATACGACCTGTTTCATCCTTCGGCAGATCAGTAAGTATCTTGTCAAAATCAAGCCCAAGTACAGAACTCATGCACTTTATTTTGCGATAAATACCGATTTCCTTATACTTCAATATTGACCACAATGTGTCAACTTGCTCTGGAGTTGCCTTTGTAATAGCATTTAAAAAGACAACTGGTTGTGTTGTAACAGAAGTTATTTCACTCATATTTTATAATTACTGATCATTTGAATCTGAACTACCTGAAACAATACAATTGCTCAATGCAGTATCATCATCTTTCTGAACTGTAAATCCTAGTTCCAAACAAAGATCATAGATCTCTTGGCAAGAGATATGAATTCCCTTTAGTCGGGATTGAATGGACTTGAGGGTAGGAGGCGATCCAGCCTCAATACGACCCTCAACATAATTTTTTATAGCGAGATAAGTAGAATCACTATAGTTGTAACCCTCATTTACATTACAACCGCTATTGTCAGTACAATCGCTTTCATCTTCAATATCAATTTCTTTATCAGTATTATAATAAAGTTCATTCAATGGAGCTTCATCCTTGATACGCTCGAAAGGAACCTCACCAATAACCTTGTATTTAGAAACACGAAGTTTCTGGAAGCTGCAATCAGTAGGAACACTAACAGCATCAGAAGGATCAAACTCAACCATCATAAGATGGCCGTTATTGCCAGCCCAATCCTTGGCATAATCATAGCTACCAACGTGCAAACCATGAGAACAATGATTATCCTTGTTGTCATCGACGCTATTACGAGCGACTTCAATAGTCTCACCAATGGTATTTAGAATGCGACCATTTTTATGAACCTTACCAGTAATAACAATTGTATTCTTGTTACCATGTTTTGAATAATAATCAGCATCAACACCTTTATATCCAATAACATTGCCAGTTTCAGTCAATGGCAAAGTCTTATACGAAAGAAAAGTGTAAAGTTGATCGACGCTATTCTTACTTGGATTAAACATAAGCTTCTCAATAAAATTGAGAATAGGTTGAGCGTCCTTTGCTCCAGACCGCAAAAAATCAAGCAGTTTATCAATCACAAAACCCTTGAGTTCATAATTGCCATAATAAACCTTTTCGGCAACAACTTTAATACTACCGTGAGTAAAATCTTCAATCTGCTTCTTGATGTCAAGAAAGTGACCAATGTTATCGTATTCTGCATTTAGCAGAGCATTCTTCAACCCGTGATAATTTGGATTATCAATGTTGACAGTGTACGGCTGACCTTCGTAGATCACCGTGATTGCGTTGTTCGTAACAATATATGCTGGCTTGCTCATAATATTTTTTACACCGTAATTGTTTGTTTATGCTAACTCAAATTTTCGAAACGTCAACAGAATTCTGCTGATTGATGAAAGAAATGTACTCCTTAAATTTTGCTTCATTTTTGTCGCGATCAGAATGCCAAAGATCGCGGTGAACTTCAAGCATGGGATAATTTTTATAAATTTCTTCAGTGACTTGATTTAAATATTTTGCACAAATAGAAACTGGAGTTTCATTGTCGTGGGACATATTAATTTTAAGATTCTCCAATACATGTCGCCATTTTTTAATAAAAATAGCGAATTCAAACATATTTAATTTCTTAAGAAGTTCTGAACAACATTTCAGTTTGTAATGATATTTCTGACAAGTAATAATATCTGCAACCGTGGCAGTAAAAGTCATAATATTATATTCGTCATCAGTATTGCAAGAAATATATTCAAGAATCAACGACTTAACTTCATCAGTGCAATTATTCCATTTATCTTGGACATACTTGACAACATCAACGAAGTCGGCGCGATTTTTAAATTTAGTAGTCGCAACTACATTATTTGACACTCCATAAATAGGCACCTCAAACAATGCGTCTAATTCACTAAAAAAACGACTATTAAGTTTATTCTTTTCACGATAAAATTGTGAATACTGATTAATAGGCTTTCCATCAGAGATGGGAAAATAAAGCTTCGTAATAGCAGCGTCGTTGATTTCTTGAGTAAAAGAAGTTGAAGAGTGAAAAGCGGAACCTTGAATCTTATAAAAATAATTAGGAGTATATGAGCCACTAGCAGAAGGCTTTCTGTTAGAAGGAAGCTTTACTGGAGTCAATTCACTAAGATTGCAAAAACCAGACTTGACAAGATCAAATCGATGAATTTCCTTAAACTTATCAATTCCATTGACAACATCAGAACCAACGATAGATGAATCATGACTGATAACAATGACATTGGTATATTTTTTAGCCAGATTAAATAAACGAGGAACAACCTTTGTATTTTCAGCAAGATCGTTAAAAACAATATAAGAATTTTTCTCATTACTAATTGTATAACCTCTACTAATACTTACACGATCATTATTAATTAAAGTGTAAGTTTTAGAACTAACAGGAATTCGATACTGTTTATTGTCTACTTCGTAAGTGGCGCGATTAAAATTGCTAGCAGTAATCTTATATCCCTTAAACGTAAAAACACCTCTTGATTCAAGTTTATCAAAAATATTACTAGGAAATATATTCTTAATTTCTTTGAAATAATTCATAGCATCGCGCAAACAATCAAATTGCTCGACATTACTCTTGATTGAATTAGTAAACTCTTCGCAAAAAGTTTTATAACGAGACTTTAGATAAGACTTTGTAGTCTTGTTGTATTCAAGAGCTTCGCGGGAATGATGCAATGAAACGCTACCAATATCAGCAAAAAAAACTAATTTAGTGATATGTTTAGTCCAAGCATAATAATTGTCTTCGCTTTTGAAATCAAGGAGTTCTGCATTGATGGGATAATAAATGCCTCCTATTATAATACCTTGTCCACTATTTACATAAGGATTATAAATAGTAGAAGTTATGCGAATCTGCCAACCATTGCCAGAGATAAGAATCTTTGGCTTATCAATCTCAGTCTGAACGTTTAGAAACTTCGGCAATACTTCAAAATTACTAAAGAAAGTCGAGATTTCACTATTGAATTTAGTGATGTCATTCTTAGAAACTCCAACAGTAATACAAATACCATTCTTTTCAGAAGTAGGATCGCTGAATATCTCATCGATCTTCGTATCATTTTCTTCTGAGATATAAATAGAATAAATAGTCTTTACTCCGTTATGATAAGAAGTAACAGTAAAACTATCTTTGTAAGAAAGAGGAGCAAAGCGTCCAATTCCAAAGCCGCCGATTGAAAGATCAGATCCGCGCTTTGTAGATTTGCCAAACTTGCTATACAGATTAAAAATTTGATCGCGACTCAAACCCGCACCAAAATCACGAACAGAAAAAGTCTGATCAAAACTAGTAGGACACTTGATTTCAATCGATTCGGGACTAAAACCGTTTTCGCTGTTTGCGTCTACGGCGTTTGCGTAAGTCTCGCGAATCGTCGCAAGAATTGTGTTTGAATAATTGTTGCGAAGAAGAGAGGAAATGTACCTCATGTCTTCAGCATCAATCGAACAATTTACGGAGGGAAAATCGTGCGAGGTCGCAACGACTTTATCGGCAACAAGGATCTTCATGCGTGGTCAGTATGGCAGGTTATTCTGGGTTGTCAAGGGGTTCTTCGAAAAAATTTTCGAAGAAGCCATCGTTTAATTCAAGGTAAAAAATGATACTGTTTTTGTTTTCAAATATTTTGATTTTACTAGCAATGTTTTGAGAACATTTATAAAATAATTCATTGTGATATTTATTTGCTGATTGTTTTTCATCGACTAATGCTCTGATAACATCTAAAACAAGTATCCGTAAATAAAAATTATTGTTGTTTTGTATTTTATAATAAAAATATTTTTCAATTATAACTGCAAATTTATGCGTCATAAAAATGGAGCATCATATCGGTACTGCCCCGATTTGACCTGTTTGGAAGACAGGGACATTACTTTTATGCTAATGATGCTTTAAATTATGGATTAATTATCTTTTCTAAATCGCAAACAGGTTTTAATCTTAATAAAGCTTTGCCGCCGTGTTCATTGTCATGTTGTATAGCGAAACAATGAATATAAATATATTCACCAATGAATCTTACATCAATTAATTGTATGCTATGCTGATTGCCATCATTGGTTTTTAAAATAGCAAGTGGCGGCGAATTAACTTCTATATTTTTATATAAAGATTCTATATTTACTTCTTGTCCAATGTAGTTTTCCAAAAACTTACCGCCATTATTTGTGCCATCTACATTGAGTGTGTATTTCATAGATCGATAGTATCTATGATTTCAGTTTTGGGATTATTTAATACTTGACGAAGTATACCAATAATTAAATGATCTTGCCGTGCTTGAGGCTTGAAATCAGCTTCTTTGTCAAAAATTTCAGCAATATCCTTTAAATCATCATCCCCGATATTAATAGTAACATGCTTCATGTACTAATTATAATATATAAAGTTATGTTTTCAATTAGGAAAACGTTTGATGTAATGAACAAAAGCTTTATCTTTGCCTTTAACTTCAATCTCCCAAGTAACATCAAGGCCCATATCAGGTGGCGGCACAGTAAGATTTTTGGAATGATTGCGTTTCGTACCATCTTCAGCTTCAGACCAATGAAATACAGGAGAAACATTCCATGTCTGATAAAAACGCATAAAATTCTTCTCAAAAGGCACAACAGTACCATCAGCTAGTACAGATGGATTTGCGGTATCGTGCAAATTATCATAAGTAAGAGGAAAATGAAAATTATAAACCTGCTTCATGTAATTATGAAAGTAGTCATACAAATTACTGCAAGTCCAAAAACCTTTGTCTTCGTTCTCCAAGACTAGTCTGTTACGAACTCCAATATCGCATCGAAAGAAGTTACGAATAAATTTATCTACAAACTTTTCCGCTGATTCAAATGTAGAAAGACTAGGATGAATGTTCATGGGGCATTCATAAGTCTGCGGCATCTTCATCTGATTCAAAACCCATGCATGAAAATTAAGTTCAGTAATAGATTTGACACAAACATCATCTGAATCTGAACCAAGAACAACAAATTGATCAGGATGAATAGAAATAGAAATATTGAGTTCTCGCGCAACACGACCTACTTCCATTAATTTCTGTTCAATAATGTTCCAATGTGGCAAAAGTTCTGCTTGAAGGTTAAGGGTCGGATCAGTTATTAAAGGAAATAGTTTGCAGGAAAGCCGATAATGCTTGATACCTACTTCCTTACAATGTTTGAGCGTTTCAATCGTAACCGTAAGGTTATGAGAAATACGTCGAGAAAGCTCTGCGATAGATTCATCTCGATTTTTTTTATGAAATTGAGCGCGAGTCATGATTTTGAAAGCCAAATCAGGATTTTTCTCTCGCAGTAATTCAGAAATGCAAACTAGTCCGTATTTCATCTTGGTCAGTTTAGGGGGTTTTTCAAAAATGTCAAGGAACAAAAAGCCCCCATTTCTGGGGGCTTTGACTTACATTGGGATACCATCATCATCCTCAGCACTCGCGGGTTGAGGCACTTTCTTTGGAGGCGCAGTCTTTACTGCCTTAGATGCAGCCGTAGCTTCAGGATTATCTTGCTCATTCGACAAATAAATAATAAAGTCAGGAGACTTTTCATTATTTTTAGTTTTATTAGCAAACATAATTACACGTTGCTTAATTTTAGCACCAAGTTCGTCTGTAACGAGATATCCCGTGCAATACGAACTCTTTCCGTTGGCAGCAGCTTTCTTCCAAAGCGCACCAACTTCACGATTCTTCCAGTCTGTCTGCTTATCTGTAGTATTACTCATATTTTTTATTGTGGTTTATAACTAAAACTAACGAAACTAATATTATAATTAATAGTAGCACTCATTTTTATTTAAAATTCGCAATTCTTTGCGCGAGAAGAACTTACCATGTTTTCGGTGGCTGTCAAGAGGTTTTTCAAAAATTTGAGTGATCGTCTAACATCTTAACTTCCAACTGCAATCTATTTTTAAGAGCAAATATTTGTTTCAAATATTTATTACGTTGTTTTGCATTTTTAGCGGTGGAGATGTTGGTGATTACTTTATCAACTTCTTTATTAAAAAAATCAGCAGAATCTTCTAAAATTTTTTTATGGTTTATCATGAAGAGATTGTAAAAAATCTTGATCTTTTTTTATCCAATACAAGATTTTGTTAATACTATTATTATTGATCTGAATGCAATTTATTCCATAAAATTTAAAAATTTGTTCGTATTTCAAGTCTGGTTGTTGCTCTGAATTTTTAAAATATTGTTTAATAAAAAACACGCTTTTTATTTTCGATGCGGCGATTGTTTTGGCGCAATGAATGCATGGACTATAAACCATGCAAGCGTAGTATGGTTGCCTTGATGCATACAATATAGCATTGATTTCGGCGTGATTAATTAAACAAGATTTTGTTTCCCTGTCTTTGAAAATGCTTTCATCGGGTATGTAACCGGGACCGAAACCGTTAAAGCCAGTAGATACTGTGCGCCATTCATCATCAAATAACGCAACACCTACTTGTGTGTGAGGATCTTCAGATCGGGATCTAGCAGACAACGCTAAATAGCATCCGTATTCAGGTTTTGATAGTCTAGGGCTATTCGGATTGAAACTCATAATACATTAATTCTTCATCTCCTGCGGTCCATTTGTGAGCAAGACCTTCACAGGAAAATTCTTTTGAAAATGGCTTCCAAGTTTTTGATTCTGGAGGAAGTTTACATGATATCCATGCTCCGCTGTCTCTAAAAATTATTCTGTTATTAGGTTGGGCGAACATTTGTCCACCTTCGCCCCAAAAAATATGAGCGCATTTATGACCAGCAGATATTTCAGAATATCCTAAATTATAGTCTTCGCCATTACACCAATCAATTGTAAACAAATATTTAGCAACGTGCATTTTTTTATCTTTAAGATAAATATAAGCACTAACATTTTTTAGATACTCAAATCTTTGAACTGTAAAATAATAACTAAAACAATCCCAAAGCTGTAACCAATCTAATGCATATTTAGTTATAGGTTGTTCACTATTGGTTAAATAATGAATAGGAACACGCGCAAATTGTGCGCCGTACTCGCTCATTACGTTGAACATTAAACATCGTCTAGGAATTGATACAACTGAAAATATTTCTACAGGAATGTATTTATCAGTTGTTCTTGGCGGACTGTCGCATAAAAATGATGTATCTAAATAGCCTATCTGCGTAGGTATATTTGTAGAAAGATAGCTCACTATTCTCCTTTTTTAAATGTATCCATTAATTCGTTGACAGCTTTTAACATAGAGTCAAGAGTGGCAATACGGTTTGAATATAAATTCTCAGTTTTAATTTGTTCTTCTTGAATTAATTTTTTTAGCTCATTAATTTTTCTAAAAGTATTAATAGGTTTAGATCTTTCAAATTCAGATATGTTCATAATTTTTTATAAATGAAAAACTTACGCCATTCTTCTCTAGTGTTTAAGGGTTTACTAGGCAAGATGGGTATAGGCATAGGGACAGATTTTATATCGCGATTTTTGTGATCAAAGAATGGATACATATCCTTCTTTATCTGATTACACCGCGCACAAGTCAAGGTGATATTTTCGATTTCTCTTGTCCCTCCTTTCGAACGAGGAAATATATGCTCGACGGTAAGATCGCGTTTGTCAAATTTTTCGTAGCAAATCTGACAGGTAGAATCAAAAATTGTACACAATTTTAATAAACTCAGAGTGCGTGGTATCTTTTTTTTTCTTGAATAGAAAGAAGATTTTAATACGGCTGTCGTTGGTAAAAACCATATTTTATTTTTAGAAGTCAAAAATGGTTGATCGTTATAAAATTTTATATTCTCATTAGAAAACCATTGCAAATTATTGTCTATTAAGTTTTCATTTGCATCAAAACATTTAATGTTATTCTTTATTAGATGCAAAAAAGTCGATCTGCCATTCAGAAAAGTATAAGGCATGAATAAGCTATCTAATAGTAAAGTAGTTATCTGATAAGAATAACTCGACATTGAACAATTTTAACAAAAAAGCTCAAGATGTCAACGAAAAACCGCCAACTTTCGTTGGCGGTTTATTTGCTTAAATATAGGTCACTATTAGAACGACCAACGCATACCTGCTACAGTAACAATGTCACCGCTGAACTCTCTAGTGGCAATATTATATTTTGATGGACTAAAATTATTGTCGTACCAACCAACCTCAACATAAGGAGTAAGATGATTAAAAAAGGTACGAGATACACCAATTTTGGCGGCTACAACTTCATAATCTGTGAACTTGCCATACTCAATGCTTGGATTGAGACTGAACCAACCAAAAACATCAGTTGGACGCTCAAAACCAGCAATGTAACCAGATTGCTTTAAATTAAAATCATGAGATCCGCGAAGGAACGGAGTGATATATGGATTTACTAAGGCAATTTTTGGAGCAATTTCAATTGAGTTACGACCACCGGGAATCGCGCTTTGATGACGTAGTCCTTGCAAATCAACACGGAGACTACACTTTTCAAGAATTTGAATTGACTTTCCGACACCAACATTCCAGTGCGATTCATCTAATCCATTTGAATCTGGCAGAACAATGCCGCCGAGATAAACATCGGCTCCAAAATATGAAGTACCGATATTGAAACTGCCGAACCCTTGCCCTTCAGTTTTTGCTAAACCATTTATAATATAATGATTGTTATAGCCAGCTGAAACGTTAGCTGTGATTGGAACTTCATTATCCGCAGCAAAAACTGCGACTGAAGTTAGAATTGAAACGATGTATTTTTTAATATGATTGATCATACGCAAATAATTTTACACGATAATTTGCATAAGTCAACAGATTTTTTCATGATCTTTAAGCTCTTTAATATTTGTGAACTTACCCATATAAATTCCATCATCTTGTCTAACAGCGTGACATTTAACAGAAAAAGCTCTATTTTTGCCATCTATGATTATTATTTCATGTTCAAAATTTCTTTTATTTTCTATTGCTGATTGCCACCTTTCATTCACTTGATCTCTTATTTTTTCGCATAATGCATTTATCCAATTATTATTTTCCAAATCTTTAAATAATCTATCAGTCAAACGAATGAGAGCATCATTTGCCCATGTAAAATTTCCTTTTTCATCTGTTTCAAATATTGGTTCTTCCATGCTTTCTAAAATCCATCGTTGGCGATATAAAATTATTTTTGTTGATGATTGAAGATCGCTGACTTGATCTTTTAGACTTTTACCGTTATTGGGTTTTAATTCTTTAGATATAGTAGCAACTTCTGTTTTTAAAACAGCAATATCGTCTGTAACAGATATATATGGTTTTATTTTTCTTGTAAAATTCATCAAATAACCACCATATAGAATTAAAGCTGCAATTGTGGCGTTTGCCAATGTCAAATAATCATTTATATTTTTTGTGGCTTGAACGACTTCTAAAACCGCATTTGTCATAAATATATATTAATATACACAAAAATACTTATATATTGAACTGCGAATTATTTTATATACAAAGCTGATATGTATTACATACTCGCAAAAATATTGTTTTGTTTTAATTCTTTTTTTATTTTTTCCACTTCAATTCTTTCAATATACTATCTACTAGGTCTTTCTCGCCTCTATCCATATCTTTATCTAGTTGATCAAAAATATATTGTATCTTGAATGGTTTATCGGGATTATCTTTGTGTTTTTCTTTGAAATCTTGTATAACATCTACAATTTTAATCAACGGTGCCTTATATTGATCAAATTTATCTTTACTAATCAAATTGCTTATTTCAAAAGCTTTTGGAGTTAAACCTTTAAATACAGATATGACCATTGAACCAATCATATCAAATATGGAAAACGCTGCCCCGGCAACAGGGTTAATAGTAGCAAGCAATCGTAATATAATAAATATTACAGTAAATATTATTATTGCAGTTATAGCACTAAAAAAGAATTTCTTTAAACCCCAAAATACAGCATTTAATCCAAACATACCGCTCATGCTGTCAAGTGTAGCTTTATTTGAATCTGCTTGTTTAGCTATTTCTTTAGCTTTTTCATTCATATCCCACATCTGATTGTCGTATTGTTCTTTCAATTCGGATGTTTCTTTTTGCAATTTATTAATAATTTCATCTTTTTCCGCTAACATTTTTTCACCGCGTTTACGTTCTTCAATTATTGCTGAATTTAACAAATCAACCATTTGTTTTACTTTATTCAGTTCGTCTATATGTGGTGTACCAACTATAGAAATAACGCGTTCATTCAAGTCTTTAGCGGTTTTTACTTGTGTAGGAGGATTGGTTACGGCCAATAATGAATGTTGAATACCCGCTGCTAATGTAGCTGTTTGTATTTTCTTTTGTTTAGTGTTTTTTTCCAAATCTTCGATTGTATTTTCAACTTTTTTTTCTTCTTTAGCAATATTTTTTTGATTATCGTCAATTTGTTTAGCTGGTTTAATTGAAGAAAAACAACCAGTTAAAATCAAAAAGAACAGAAGAAACGCTTTTTTCATACACATATCTTTACACGGATTAATTAAATTGTGCTTATTTAAAAAATTATCGTTCACCTTTAACCATAAATTCATAACCGCAAGATGGGCAAACTTTAAAATTATTTTTTAAATCATATTTGCATTCAGGACATTTAAATTTTCTGTTCCAAATTATTGTATCGTAATTGGATTTATATTTTTTACTAAAACAATTTCTAGGTTTGTCTCCTTTACCAGCACTCATAATCTTTTTTTAATTGTTTATTTGGCTTAAGATCGTTCATTATTGATAATCTTTCACTTTCTTTATAAAAAGACCAGTCTCTGATTTGTTGCCAAGTTCGACCACAGCCAATGCAATTATCATTAAGTAAATTACATTTTCTAATACAAGGAGTGGAGATTTTAACAGCAGTGTCCTCGTTTGTTGCCATTCAGAGGTTTATACACTGAATTTTGTTCTCTATATTTATAAAGTTGAGAATACGCTTCTTGAACATGCTTATCAATATCTTTGACAAGATAAGGAATAGATTTATTAGAATCTACTAATTTAATAGATCTAATTAGATTATTTATAATATTATCTACTTCATGCATTATTAAAATGGCTGTCCGAACAGGATTTGAACCTATACAAAGAGAGTCAAAGTCTCTTGTGCTACCGTTACACCATCGGACAATTTAATTTGGCGGTGAGGGAAGGATTTGAACCTTCGGTACTCTTTTGAAGTACGGGGCTTTAGCAAAGCCCTGCATTAGACCACTCTGCCACCTCACCCAAGATTTTCTACTTCAAAACATCCAAAACCAGCTTGATGTTCAAATGTTAACAATCCGCATCTTTTACTCTTCTTATTTGCACAGACTCCGAAGTCCATATCTGCATCTTTGTATTTTTCATTGTACAAAGGAATAAAATGCTTACAACCGCAGCTACAATCATTGCGGTTATAAGTATCAACCCAGCGAGAAATTTTGCCTCCATAATCTATATAATCAGTGTCTAAAATCTTACAAAGATCTAGTAAACTTTGATCTCTGTTTGTTTTCATCGTCTATTCTTTTTCTTTGGCTGATTAGATATTGTACGCAATCCATAATTTAAATCTAACCATGCTGTTTCAATTGTTGCCTTATCTTTTGTAAGCTTCATTTTATCGCGAAGATAATTAATTGTCCAATTCTTCCATTTTTCATTTTCTTCTTCTGAATATGCATGTTCTTTATACCAATTTGGAATTTGATTTTCGCAAACGTCTTCATATCTAAGATCAAGTTTAGCGATCTTAAATTGTTTATCGATTATTTTTTTTATGTGTTTACTGTTCATACTCCTGTAGATCCAAATCCTCCTGCTTCTCTTAGCGTGTTTTCAAGTTTATCAGACATTATAAACGTGGCTGTGTGACAGCTTTCAAAAATAATCTGAGCGATTCGATCTCCTTTCTTTATATTAAATTCTGAATCGTTATCTGTATTATACAGAATAACCCCGATATCTCCACGATAGTCAGAATCAATTACACCAGCTAGAATATCAATACCGTTCTTATAAGCCAAACCTGAGCGAGGAGCAATGCGACCATAATAACCGGGAGTTATTTCCATCGAAATATTTGTCTTAACTAGCTTTCTGCTACCACAACAAATTTTAGTATCTTCTGCCGCATATAAATCGTATCCAGCAGCAAAATCAGTCCCTCTAGTAGGAATTGTTGCGTTTTCGGAAAGCTTTTTAATATTAATATATAAGGTTTCTTTATGCATATTTATATTTATTTATCTTTTAAAATTGACATTAAAATTCTAGCTTCTTTTGCAGGAATATCATCATAAGAAGTCCAAACTTTTGCTTCAGCGTTTTTATAAACGCCTAGTTTCCAAGCTTCTCGCAGGTACTCTTGAAATTCTGTAAATGACAGCATCCCTGAATTTTTTGCGGACTTCTCTAACATTCCTTGAGAAGAAGGCAGAGCTACTTCATTGTCATCTTCGAATACAGATATAGCACCTTTTTTTGAAGCATCAATTTCATCGCTACCAACGATGTGTACATTAAGAAAATTTCTTACAGCCCGAACAAATGCGCGATTAGCCGCAATCGTCTCCAAGAATTTGACAGCGAAATCCGAAGTATTATTAACTGTAGCATTTGCGACATCTTCATAATAACTTTCATATTGTGACTCATAATTAGGAATCCAAGTTATACCACACTTAACAGCAACGTAGTGCGTTTCGCATTTTATGATATCATATTTTACACTTGTATATCCTCTAAGTTTAGCGAGTTCTTTGATACCAGCAAGCTTGATAAGTAATTGACTATCACTAAGACCTTCAATCGAAGTAGGCATTTGTTGCTTGCGCGCCTCAAACCATCCACGATTAGGGAATAAATGCTCTGGCTTAACCATCGCTCGCCAGTTGATTGATCCATCTTCATTGGTTTTATATTCTACGTCTTCAATTAAACCCCAAGTGTTACGCGACTGAGGTGCTAGATGTAAATTGTTCTTGTCGTTCATTGTAGATTTTAAAAAATTCTATTTCTTGTTCGAATTCTTTGCATAGTATGACATTTTCTTCGGTCTTGTCAAGATGTTTGTTTGCGAGATAATTAGCCTTGCAAGAAAATTGTTTACCTTTAGAAATTAAAATTTTAGAACTTATAAATTTAGAAGATTCAGAAAAATTGTTAATAGTTTCTATTTTTTTATTATCGTCAAAATCTTTATTAATTTCCCAATCTAAAAATTTAAATCTGTATTCATTTAATTTTTCTTTATCATCGCAAAAAATTTTTATTTGTATACCTGAATTTTTACACAGCTTCAAAAAATTTTCAGAGATATTCGGTGACATCATAATTGTTAATAATAAGATGTTATTTTTATATGGAGTCAGTAAAGAAACATTAATATCTTTGTCAGTAATAATGTTTACTTTTCTATTTGACACCCAATAGTGAAAAACCGAAGCATTCAAGTTTTTAATGTAATCTAATCGCAAATTTATAGATCTATGTTTCATGAAATCTTCAGAAGATATAAAGTCTGGTACAATTTCAATAATTTTTTGATTGTAACTTTTACCTAAATGTACTAGTTCATATTTTCCAAGATTATTTTCTATGTTTAAATTGTCTAAAATATTCTTTGCAACTTTATATGGGCTGATAAAATTTATCGTTTTTGGACTTTCTTTCAATTGACCGTAAGATGGTAAATTGCCATCTCTGTCAGATTCTAAAATTATTTGAGAAGATTTATTCCATACTGGTCTTGTATTCTTTGAATCATACAAAGAATATAAACCTATTGACTTTATATTGAAAACAGATGCTACATGCAAAGTATAATTTTGATTGGCTATTAGAATCTTAGCTTTAGAAATTAAATAGTTTTCTTGTTTTTTATTTAAAGAAATAAATAATTTATTACAATTTAATTTAGCGTTTTTTTCGGTAGCTAATTGAAATATTTCGATTTTTGATTTATTTAAATATGGTTTAATTAGGTCAATTACATCATTAAAGTAATCATATTCACCATATGGATTTTTACTTCTTGTGTCAAAAATTATAAAATTATCATTTTTAAGAGGCAAAAAATATTTATCTAAATATGGTTTTGATATTTTGACTCCGCAGTCCAAGGCCATTTTTTCAGTTAGATTCATAAATACTATATTCTAGAATATCTTCGGAATTTCGATAGTAATTATTATTTATCGATAAATATGGTGCAAATACTATGTCAAAATATTTGGGACAATTACCTTTGCCTTCAAAAAATAAAGGATCGTTCATTTTGTCAAAATAGTTTAAAACTTTTTTGATATCTGGATGCGAATTTATCAAATCAAAATTTTCCGCTTTTGTAAAAAAGTAGATATCATGATTAGGGTAAAGTTTTTTTATAGAAGTGATTAAACATGTTGAAATTATAATTTCTTCTGCACCGTCTGGCTGAATAAAAGCAATTCTTTTATTTGTATCAGCATTTTTTAAAGATTGCAACATTTCATCTAAAAACAAACTTTGATTTTCATTTAAGGCAACTTTGCGAAAATAATTAATTACATCAACTCTTTTTAAATCAGTTTTTAATCTGTTTATCCAATGATCTACCCCGGCTAAATCGATTTTCATTAATATATTGCTATATAATGATTCAACCCATTCTTTATCGTTTAAATTAGTATCTGGTTCATAAAATGGATTAAGTTTTGATTTTTTATTTTCATAATCATAATTTATTTTGGGTAAACTATCGAATAGATCTTCAAAATATTTTCCGACAACTTCTATGCTAAAATTATCTATAACAAATTGTCTTGCAGTTTTTCCCATTTGCTGCCGTGCATCATCTGCTAGATTATAAACATATTGTAATTGTGTATATATACTATTAGGTAACGTAGATGCTTTGATGAATTGAGTTCCAGGCTCTCTGTATTCAGCCCATTCTAAAGGTAATCCGCCGCTTTCTTCAGTACAACAATCTTCACCGCAACTATAATTCGTGACAAGAGTAATAAGCTCTGCTAGTTTGGCTTCTTGAACTGGAATTTCTTGACCGCCGGATGTAAATGGATGACAATACACATCCATTAAATTATATATTTCATTTAATTGAGTTTCATTGACTCCAGTTTTTACATTGCTAGTTTCGCAACTATTTTGAGCTTTACAGACATCGCAATTTATAACATGACCGCAAAAAGGTTTGACACTGTACGACCCACAATTCTTACATACATAAGTGGTGAGAATATTTTTAACATCTATTTCTTTTTCTTTTAAAAGTTTCAATATATCCCAACCCTCATTCCATGATGTATGCAAAAGTAATTTTGCATTTGCTTCTGGATTGTTTTTTTGAAACATCTTAAAACCGTCTAATAAATTTGGTACTGATTTTCGCAATTGATTTCTAAAAACAAATCCAATTATATAATTATTTTGTAGTTTAAATTTATTGCGAAGTTTATTTCTATCATCGCTTGATATTTTATAGAATGATGAAGTGTCTAATGTTCCACGAACAGTTTTTACATGTGTATGGCCTAATTTATGCATTGCTTTTTCTGCGAACGAGGCCCAAACAAAATAGTTTTTTATTTTAGGTGCCATTGTAACGGCATCAGGCAAGATCGGTAAACTATCTAATGTGGTGTGAACAATACAATGAACTTTATTCCACCATTCTTTATCAGTAAAACCGTTGAAAGCCCAAATATCCTCTATGCCTAAATAAATATCTGGTTTTAATTCTTTTATAGCATGATCTATCATTTCTGCACCATAACCTGATGCATTTTTTCTTCTTTCATCAATAGAAATTTCTTTGAGAACTTCAACGTCTTCTGGTAAAGATCCATAAGATTCCCAAGGCATGAACTTTAATTGTTCTGAATTCCAAGTATATCCGTTGCTCAATTCAATAATTCTATACTTACCAGTTTTATATAAATAAGATAATAAATTTTTTTTATGCTTACCAAATCCAGTAAACATTTTGCAAAAATTGCTATGAATTAAAACTGTCTTTTTAAGCATTAGAAATCCATTTCTTCAGAATTGGCAGCAACCGACTCCAACTTCTTGGTTTTTGCAGTTTCTACTTGAGCTATTGGTTCTTTCTTATTTGTTGGCTTATCGTTCTTTGGAACTAACTTGCGAGAATCATCAAGAAGCGAATAATACTTATTGATAAAAGCGATCAATCTAACAGCTTCTCCCGGTTCTAACGGGATCTTGAAAGTATCTACGCCATTACGAGTAAAAGACAACCCAAAAGCTGTATACTTAATAACATACTCGCCAGTTCCCTTTGTCTTATCGTAAGGAGCAAGCTTAATTTGTGTCTTGCTTGCTTCGCTTGAATGGAAAGTGGAGTAAGAAGTTTTCTGTTGAAAAGCGTTAATAATCTCGCCAAGCTCAAATTCATTGAATTTGATGGCAATAGTCTTGGAAGGATTAATTCTACTCTCTGCAAATGAACCAGTTTTTGTCTGATCATTCCATGAATGTTGAGCGATACAGTTGACATAAAACTGCGGTTCGCTATTTGGCTTATGAGAAATTTGAAAACTAATTGCACAACCCTGATTTTTAGAGTTGGGCTTGTAAATCTGAAGATTCATATCGCAGAATAATAGCATTATTCTGCGATATTTCTAATAAATTAAGCTAAATAATAGAAGATAGTTTTAGCAGTCGCAGAAGTAATGTCTGTAGTTACTTTAAATGGAACTGGAAAACTAATTGGAGCAGAAATAGTAATAGCTTGGCCCAAAGCTGTAAAGCCAGCGGTAGCGGCTACAACATATATATTTTTGCCGGATGGACATGTAATAGAAGTAGCAGTGTTAATAGTGCAAAATTGAGGAAGTTGATTATTCATTGTATTTAATATTACACTTATTGGCTTGCTTTTAGAAGAGCCTCCAACTTGCCAATTGGAGTTGTTATTCCTCCAATGGCTGTAAATATAGACAATCCTTCTTTCGCGCCTTTGTAAACACCTTGATGAACAGTACTATTAGTTTTTAAAGTTCTGTTGAGTTGATTAAAAGCATTATCTAAATATTCTTGGGGAATGCTGTCTAACGTCTTTTCGTCACCGATAGCGACAGCAGCAGCTGTGCTACCAGTAGAAAGATCAAGTTCACCGCAAAGCACATTTCTTTTAAGATTTTCACGGACTGCTTTACTAATCTCGGCTTCATTGCTATAATTAGTAATATTAGCTGCGCCAAAAACCATAATTCCAGAATCTAGGACAGTTCTAAAATCATTTGTATCGAATGTTGTATATTGGCTATTTTTTGTTATAATATTATTAAATAGATGAAACAGAGAACAAATATTAGCATTAGCTACTTGCCAAAACTTATTAATTGATAGTTTAGGATATAAACTATTAATTCTTTCATTGTCGAGAATAATAAGTGGAGAGACAATCTTTTGTTTGACTAATTCACAAGCCTCTTCTAAAGTCTCATAAGCATTTTGACTTACTTTCTTTCCTTCTGATAATTTGGGCAAAGCAACAATAAGACCAACATATGGTGAAGTAGCTTTTACTGTTGACTGGTATTCTTTAATAGTTTTTATTAATTCAGAACAAACACCTGCGCCAGTTCCACCACCAGCACCAACAGTAACAAAAATACGATCAATATCAGTACCAATAGAAGTCTTAATAAAATCTACAACATCTTCTTTACAATTTAAGAATGCTTGCTTGGCAAAATCTCTATTCTTACCTGCACCTTGCTGTTCTCCAAACTTCATTTTATTTGGAACATTAATTGTCGCAAGATCTTGATCTGCTGTATTTATTACGCCAACTCTAGCATATCCAATTTGAGAAAAAGTTTCTGCCAATTTTCCTCCACCTTGACCAGCACCAATAAAACCAAATTTAAAACCAACTGCATCTCTATCTTTTGGTTCTACCTTTTCAGACTGAGGAGGCTCAGGAATATCTGGCATTGCGAAATCAAACGTATCGTTTGAAGCTGAAGAATTTGTATTCACGTTATAAAGTGGATTGTGTTGATTCATTTTAAATAATATTTAAACTATCACCTATTCTAACATCATCCCAGCTAGTTTCGCCTTTAGATTTATAGCGAATTTTATACTGAGAATAACAAACAGCAACACGTTGTTTTTGATCTTTGAAATCTTTTAACATCATGTCGTCCCCCATGCAACGGTTAATAAATTCTTGTTCTGTTTCTTTTTTTGAGGGTTTGGGTAATGGCATATATCTATATTACACAAATATTGCCATCTTTTACAGAAATTTCCAATTCTAACTTTTTATTTGAATCTAGCATTTTTTCAGCCACTTGAGTTTGAAGTTCTCGCTGAATAGTTTTAATAACTTGTCTGGCTCCAAAATTGTCGAACTGAAGCTTATTAAAAATAAGATCAATTATTTCTTTGGAGTATTTGAGAGCAATACCTCGACTAGACAAATCATTTTCAAATATTTTAAGCTCTTTATTTATTATCTGTTTCAAGTTTTCTTCATCAAGCTGATTAAAAATTACTACTTCATCTATTCTGTTTAATAAATCAGCAGGAAAGAATTTCTTAATTGAACCAAGAACGTCTTGCTTGCTCGCTTTCTGCTTGCCAAATCCAATAGAAGAATGATTGATAATATCTGCACCAACATTTGTAGTCATAACTATAATCGTGTTTGAAAAATCCACGATCTTGCCAGATGAATCTGTGACTTTGCCTTCTTCTAAAATTTGCAACAAAGAATACAAAACATCTTGATCAGCTTTTTGAATTTCATCAAATAGTATTAATGAATATGGATTTTTACGAACCCGCTCTGTTAAAACACCACCTTTATCAAAACCGATATAACCCGGATTAGATCCGAATAGTTTATTAACAGCTGTCTTGTCAGTATATTCTGACATGTCTATATTAATAAAGTTATTTTTATTAGGGAACAATGTTTCAGCTATAAATTTAGCAGTCATTGTTTTGCCAACACCTGTAGGACCGACGTATAGCATAGAACATATAGGTTTATTAAAATTTCTAAAACCAGCTTTAGCTCGGATAAGAGTTTTATAAATATGATCTATTTGAGTGTCTTGACCGAACATCTCAGTTTGTAATTTTTGTTTCAATAATTTTACTTTATCGAAGTCTTGCATTTTTAAATCTTCAATAGGTATGTTCGTTTTATCTGAAATAACTTCTAAGATGTCGTTGTTTGATACTTTATACTTATTATTTCGCCAATTATCAATCATTTTTCGAGTTGAATTCTCATATTCAGAAAGAAGCTCTTGTAAACAAACTGTTTTTTTAGATTGTATGTTATTTTGATTTGTTTGAATCAACCTACTTATTTTTTTCTCAATCTTAATCATTTCAAAAGACTTGGCAAAAGTCTTTATTTTTAATTTTGCTCCTACTTGATCGATTATGTCTAAAGCTTTATCTGGAAATCTACCTTCAATATATTTTTCTGCAGATTCGATAATAAATTTAAGAACATCATCGGAGAAATCAATAATGTGAAAACTCTCATAGCTATTTTTGATATTTTTAATAAGATTAAATGTCTGTTCCTTATTTGGTTCTTCAATCTTTATTATTTGAAAACGCCTTGATAATGCTGGATCACCTGCAATTGTTTTTCTATACTCATTGAAAGTTGTTGCGCCAATGCAGCTAATTTCGCCTCTGGCTAAATAAGGCTTAAGAATATTAGCAACATCGTTACCATTTTCGGGATTGCCAGCACCAATTATAGTATGAATCTCATCAATAAATAGAACAATATAAGGATCATCAGTTATTTCTTTAAGAAGATTTTTAATTTTTTCTTCAAATTCGCCACGATACTTGCAGCCAGCAATCATCATCGGAATATCTAAATTATATATTTGCTTTAAGCTCAGTAAATCTGACGCTTTATTATTAACTATAGCCTGAGCAAGAGATTCTACTAATGCTGTTTTGCCAACACCGGCTTCGCCAACAATAAGCGGATTATTTTTATTTTTACGGCAAAGAACTTCGGAGATCTTTTGAATAAGTTCTTTGTTGATATGCAAATTATTGATTTTACCATTTGAAACTTGTAAATTAAGATTAGTAGCATAGATATTTAATACTTTATATTTTTTGATATTGAAAGTTTCTTTAGCTGGTTTTGTTTCGCAAATATCTTCATCAGATCCAATTGGAAGCATATCATCTTCTTCTAACTTTTTTTCAACATAATCTACAACTTTAGCAAAATTATAATCATTACTCATTAAAAATAATGAAAACATCTCATTCTGGATTTCAAATAAACTGATAAAAATATGTTCTAATCCAATATACTTGTGATCAAATTTAGAAGATATAGTTTTAGCGCATTTAAATATATTCTTAAGATCATCATTAAGTAAAGGCTTGATCGTTCCCTTTTTCTGGGAAGATATTTTGGACTTAATAAAAGATGTGGCCGTAGATTTAATTTTAACAACATCAAAACCAAAATTGCTGAAAGCTTCTTCGATTTGACTTTGTTTTAAATTAAAAAAACTTATCAATAAATGCAAATGAGTTATTTCATTCTGTTTGAGATCAAGGGCAATTTTATATGCCTCTTTTATTAGTTTTTGCGCTCTTGGTGTAAGATTTAAATTTTTCATTCTACGTCAGATAGTTTCATATATATCTTATCATCTAAGATACCAATACCCTCAATCCATAACACATCTTCACCTTTTCTGCCAGTGAAAACCACAATATTTTCTTTTTCTGGTATCTTAAGACCATCTTCAAGATATTCTGTTAATTTTTGATGTTTTCCACCATCTAAAAACATTGCACTTACACTGCCAACTTCGTCTTTTAACTGAAAACGATAGAATGTCGAATTAGACTTCTTAGTCTTACCTTTATAAACCTCATCAATAACCCCAACCATTTTAATACGATCTTCTTTATAAACAGAATGAAATTCTAAAGTATCAGTAAAACTATATTCTGACTGTTTAAAAATAGTTTTTAATCTTATTGATGGCGTATAGCCAAGAAGCTTGTTTTCAAAAACCCAGTTGGCAAATTTTTCATGGTTTTTGTTTTGTTCGTATATCTTCTTATACTCGTCATATTTTTTCTTAAAAGTACTCTTTCTCTTTTCGGTCATGAATGGCTTGCCGTTTTCATTAAGACAAACTCCCTTAAAAGCACATTCACTAACAATGTTTAGAATATCATAATTATATTTTAATGCTACAGAATATGCAAATTTCTTTTCTTTATCGGACAGTAGATTGAATGTTTGAGCTTCAAGAACTAATCGTGAACGTCTATGCGTATATGAACTTAAAGTTCCAGCTTGAATAAGAGATGATAATAAACCAATATTAATACCAGCTTGCTTTGCAGCAATAAATATGTCGAACTTAGTTGGAGTGTTAGTTTCGCGAAAATTCTGTAGAGACTGTAAAGTTTTTTCAGATACACCTTTGATAGAGTTAAGACCGAATCGAATATTATTCTCTTCAATCTTAAAATCTAATGCAGACTTAGCTAAATCCGGCGGTAAAAGAATGATATTAAAGTGCAAAAGCTCTTTTGATATTTTACTAATTTCATGATGAGAATCTGGCTCATGCTTAGATAATCTTAGCAAAGCTAGAAAAAACTCATGAGGGTACTTAAATTTAAGATAAATAGTCCAAGCAGCAAGAATTGCATACGAGATTGAATGAGATTTATTAAATGAGTAATTAGCTGAATCTTCGGCAACTTTCCACAACACATCACCAATTGCAGGATCTAAATTCTGCTCAGATACTTTCTGACGAATTTTACCTTGCCACGCTGGCATCTGATCCACTTTTTTCTTACCTACGATTCGGCGCAACTGTTCTGACTCATCTAAAGTAAATCCAACACGAACTGCCATCTTCATCAACTGTTCTTGATACAAAGGAATGCCTCCAGTATATGAAAGCTCTTCTTTAAAGAAGTCATGTACTAATTGAAATACGCCTGACGCAGAATAGGTGGCATATTGATCGGCAAAGTCCAAAGCACCGGGACGAGCAATAGCAACGACTGCACTGAGTTGTTCCAAAGACTTTGGCCTGACCTTGCGACAGACTTTAAAGTTAGTTTCTGCTTCAATCTGAAATAAACCTTGAGGGGTACGAAGATTTTGGAGACTCTCATAAATAAAAGGATCTTCAGGATCAATAGAAGTCATTTCAATATTTAGTCTTTTACATACCTCGTTTACGACAGTTAAAGTACGAAGACCAAGAACATCGAATTTAACCATAAGTTCAGCTACATAATTCATGTCGTAGCCACTAACTAAATCGCCATCAGAAGTTTTTTGAACAGGACAAACTTCTTCAATCTTATAGTAAGAAATAGCAATGCCTGATGGGTGAACACCTGTATTTTTATTTAAACCTTCAATCTTTTTAGCGATCTCAAAGAGATTTTTATTTTGATCTACCCATTGTTTAAACTTTTCATTTTCTTTGTAAGCTTCTTCTAGCTCAAATACACGGCCAAATAGTTTTGGAATATTATCACTGACTTCGTTAACTTCTGTTTCTGAATATGAGCTAACGATTTTGCCGCATTCTTTGATACAAAGTTTACTTGATAGAGTATTTAAAGTAAGAATTTTAGATGTCTTACCAAGATGTTTTTTTTCAATATATGAAATAACTTCTGCACGACGATCATAACTAATATCATTATCTACATCGGGTAACAGCGATCCATCAAGATAAGTAATGTCATCTTTAATTATTTTCTTAGCGCGAGAACGACTCACAAATCGTTCAAAAAATAAACCGTATTTGATTGGGTCTACTTTCGTAACACCTACAAGATACAAGACCAAAGAACCTGCGGCACTACCACGACCAGCACCAGTAGGAATATTGTTTTCATGACAGAATTTAAGAATGTCCCAGTTGAGTAGTACATAATCAACGAAGTCAAGTTCTTTGAAGATGTCTAGCTCCATCTCCAAACGCTCAATGTACTGATTATTGTTTAATTGTAGATTGTTTAAACTTCTATAGCAAAGTGTCTTTAGAAATGTAAAGTTGTCAGATGAAATGGGTATTTGCAACTGATCGTAATATTTACCTTCAATAGAAATTTGAGGTAATCGAACGCCGGGAAGCATGGCGTTATCGTAAGGTTTGATATCTTCTAAAAAATTCATATCTCAATTTGCCATAACTGCTTCTGAAAAATCTTAAAATTCATCTGAACGTCGTACATTGAATTATGAAGCATGTTCTCGTCGAAGTCAATCTTATAATCTTTTAACTGAGCTTTGATACTTGTCTTCAAGCCTTTTTGTCGAAAATCATTCAATCGATATTGCCAAAAGGTAAAATCCGTATCCTTCTGGGGCTTAAGATCTTTTTTTATAGCTTTGGCTATACAATTCGTATCTATAATTCTTTTTATATAAGAAAAATCAGTTTTTTGTCCTAAAAGTTTGCGATAGATATTGTGAATATAAACATCAAATCCAAGAAGATTCTGTCCAATGATTAAATAATCTTCATCATAAATATATGATTCAAAAGTAAATAAAACTTCTTTAGGATCTGCTGCTAGTGAATGATATTTACGTTCGTCAAAGTGTGTAACAAGTTTGGCACCTTCAGATAGTTTTAAATTAGGCCAGTAAATATAATTATCAACCTCTTTTACTATGTTGTTTCCTTTGGCAATAATATAACTTAGCTGCCAAGGTTTATTACTATCATCTAAAAGATTTAGATGACATGTTTCAAAATCAAAACAAATGTACTTTTGTTCTTTATTAAATCGTAACATTTTCTTCCTTCCATGCCTCAAAGCTGAATTTATCGCTGCAAAAATGAGGTAGCTCTGGTTTTTCTAATGATCTCTCTTTACCGAATGATCTATTGCAAATAATCTTGTAAGTCATAAAAGCTTTGACATCTGACTTTTTATTGTAATAAATAGTGCGGACTTTAACGACAGGAATGTCATTATTTGTTGCGAACTCGTTCACTTTTTCCTCTAAAAGATGATCCAATGCTAATGCATTATTCTCCAAGAATAAACTTGGTTTAGTAAATGATATATCAGGAACTGCGTTTCCAAAAGCAAAATTATTGATATAAATAAAAGAATCGTAGAATGGAATGGCAAGCTTTAAATGTTCATTGTTCCACAATTCTTTCAAATCTGTGTAATCCAAGAATCCAGTATTCGTGCAAAAAGCTCTCGAATATATTTTATTGAGAAGTTTGCATCCGTCGCTATCTTTGGCGAACACAATAACCTTATGTTCGCTTTGAGAATCTTCTGGTAATGCAGAATTCCTCATTGAGATTCTTAGTCCAAAAATGAGTTGAATACCCATTTCTTTACTGCGTTTATACGCTTCAAAGAATCCAATGAGAGTATCTTCTACGAGTATTATCTGTTTTAAATTATTATCTTTAGCGATCTTAAAGATGCTATCTGATCCACCTTCGGTTACTTTCTTTGGATCATCTAAAGTAAGTATAGATTTTCCTATACTAAAGTGAGATTTAAACAACGGCAGCATAGTTCGTTCATCCTAACACGAAATTAGAACTTGTCAAGATCAAAAGGATCGATGATTTCAGCAGATTTAAAACAGGGACAACCATAATATTTCTTTTTTATTATTTTTTCTCCATCAAATAATTTAATTCCCGCCAATTCTTTTTTTGTAAATGCTGATTTTTTGATCTTTTCATCTTTATCTACTATGGCAAAATAGTCAAATCCAAATTTATATGTGCAATACCACATTGGAGTTCCGTCTTTCTTTAATTGATCACGCTCCTTAGCGAATCCGCACAAGAGTTTTCCGGCAAAACTGCCGTCTTTAGGTATGCCTTGATTCGCCGCCATGTTTGATGTAGCAGTTTTTTCATTAAATGAATCAGCGTATTTTTGGTAGCCTGTTAGTTCATGTTCAAAACCAATTAATTCATACTTGGTTTTTGTTTGCATGGGCATTACAGCATTATCATTTAAATCTTGCTTTAAAAACAAGAATTCCATTTTGATGTTCTTGAGTTCTGGATAAAGTTTTCTAATCGCAAGAGTGTAAATATAATCTTGCAAATTGTCAGAAATTTCTTTACCTTCATACTTCTTTTTATTAGTTTTGAAGTCACGAATAAGAACTAGGCTGATGTTTTTATAGATATATAATTTATCTATAAACCCTTTGACTTTGTATTGAATATCTTCTTGTTCTACGGTAAGCTCGAAATCTTTTTCTGAAATTATTTGAGATGGTTCGCCGTATTGCTTGCCAAAAAAGTCATACATCAAACCATTTAATGTCATGACGCAAATATCATTTATTTGATTTTTTTCATTAAGATTTTTATGTTTAGCGTGTTTATAGACAAGTCTTTTAACAGCTTTAGAAGCAAAAATATTTTTTTTCGCAAGTATTTTAGTATAATGTTTTTTGTGCCTTGGCGCACCAAGACACTCAAGAACAATATGCACAGTATCGCCAATCAACGCTCCAGAATTAGTTTTATCTGGTAGCTTTAATATGTATTTGCACCAATACTGCCATGAGCAGGATTTAAGTGTTTTAATTTTACTGGCAGATAATGTCTCCTTCAAAGCTTCAAACTTTCTAGATAATTTTTTAATATAGAAATAGATTTCTTATCTTTGTCGGTATTATATACATAATCTAGTATATATTCTATTTGGGTGATTCTATTTCTTGTTTTGTTCTCCCATTGTTCTAAACTTATTCCTTTTTCAAGCATTTCTCCAAAATCTTTACAGATAGGAAGTTTTATTTTAACTTTATCGATATCAATATATTTAATGAGTTTAAGAAAAATTTTTATGGCGGCTTGAAGTCCACGATTGTCGGTTTTGTTGCGATCATTATTGGTAGCAATTATGACTTCATCAACAGATAAGGACATGAGATATGACAATTGCTTAGAGCTGATTTCTAATCCAAAAACCACAAGATGATTATGATATCCTTGCTGTGATAAGGCAAGACTATCACCGATACCTTCAACTAAAATTATACTGCGTTTTTTTTCAATAGTTTTAGAAAAAATATTGTCTTCTTGAGACTGTATATTAATTGGATATATCCAACCAGTTTTCTTGCCTAAATGTTTCCATTTTGGAAAACTAGAATTTGTTTTCCATAATAAATGTCTGCCGCTTATACCAATAACTTTTTTATTTTCATCAAAGATTGGAAACACAAAACGGCCATTCATTCTACCTGACATTGAAAATCCGCAACGATAAAGTTCAAGAATAGCTGTATCTATGCCTTTCTTATTATAATAATCATAATGAGGTAAAAGAGTTTTTATTTCGTCATGATCAAAGAATTGTTCTGTTTCCATTTTTGGAGTCCTAATTGATTCTGTGAATGATTCGTTATTATTTTTGATAGAAACAAGTATTTCTTCTATTTTAGAATCGTCGTTGCAGCTTAATTCTAATAATCTTTTGAATGGCTGATAAGAAGTATTAGCCACAAAATCGCGCCAAATACCAGTGTCTTTCCAAATTTGTAATGCCGTGCGGTTATCACCGTTTCTGTATACAGCGTTGCATTGCCAGTATTTACCGCGATCAGATAAATTATAACCAAGATCAATTAAGATCTTTTCAATCTGATTTACTTGATTATTAATCGAGGTTAGGTACGTCGTCATTATTGTCCTTGGCTACAGTTGCGGTTGTCGAAATATTGTCCACAATGTCTCTGTAATCACCTTTTTCAGTAACACAAAAATTAACAATTTCTAAATTAACAAAATTTTTCTTTAAAGTACCATCTGAAAGTTTTACTGGATTGATTGCGCCAGCTATGTCTTTGCCAAGATGGCGAGCTTTAACATTAATAAATTTATGAGTTCCATAGCCAACTTCATTCTGTAATTCATCAAAAGTCTTCTGACGAAGAATGAACATATGAGATGAGAATTGAGTAATTCTATCTGACAAAGAAACGATACTTTCGTCATCAGTTACATTCGCGGCACTCTTATTTGTTACAATACCTGCGCGATTTGACTGAACAGATGTCATCATTGATATACATGGCCCTTTATCACTTTTAATATCTTTTTGAATGCATCGCTTGTATTTATCTACCATTTCACCAACAAGTTGCCATTCGGTTTTATTGCTAGTATGTTCACTTGTAGTTTTGATATAATCAAAACTAAAAATAAGAGGATTTCCACGGCCTATTCTAGAATAATAGAATCTCTTTAAAACACTTATTTGTGCATCAATACTCATTCCACCGACATTATAATAATAAAGATGCTTGTATTGTTTTTTTATAGTCTTCCAAGCAAGACGAACATTTTCAACAATTTCTGTACCTGCTTTACGCCAATTTCCGCTTTCCAGTAGATGCATCGGTACTTTAGTCATGGCGGCACATTGTCTAAATATCAATTCATCTTTACTCATTTCTCCGTTATCAAAATGAAGGACTGGAACTTCATATCTTTCTGAAACTTTCGTTGTAAAATCTAAACAAAATTGAGTTTTACCTACACCTGAACGAGCTACGATTACGGTAATATTTCCAGGTCTTAGCAAAGATCCATACATGTCTTGAACTTTAGGATGAGGACCAGCAAAACCGAATTCTGTTACTGGATTGTTGCCACGCTCTTCAATAAGAGCTTCCATTTCAGCAAAAATATCTTCTGGTTGATCTGCGCCTGTTTCATATAAATTTATTTGATCATTATATAATTTATCCGCAGTTTCAACAATTGTTTTATAATCAGAAGATGGAGATATCGACTTCATCTTCTTATTTATATCAGCAGCGCATAAAGATATTTCGCGACGGATTGTATATTTCTTTAATTCTTTAGCTACGCTGATAATAGACTCAGGAGAAATTTTCTTTAACGATAATGATTCAATATAATCTGATGGATTAATATTGTCTTCGAAAGTTACTCCATAATTTTTAACTCTTTGAGAGATAACTACGTCGTCAATTTTCTCGCCATTGTCTATGGCTTGACGAAGTACGCAAAAAATAGTACGGTTAATTTTAGAACTTTCGCTCCAAAAGTCTTTCTCGGTTACAAATGACGCAACTTCAGCATAACGATCTGGATATTTAATCAATCCAGCAAGCAATTGCGTCTCTAAATCATATGAATAAATCATGCCAAAACCACCGTATCAGGTTTCTTCGCTGATGTCAATGGAATCTTGACTGTTATTCACTTCATTTAAATATTTTTCTAAAGCTTTAACCAATCCCATTTCTACGATTGCATTCGCCACCTTAGTATAAATTGTCGGACAACCATCTTGCGAAACATAAGCGACTATAAAACCCTTGGAAGATTCATCAGATCCAGTAAACTCATACAATTTATTAAAATAATTTTCAGGAATTTTAAATTGCTTAAAATTCTCTGATTGCGAATCTTTTTTCATTTTATAATATTACACCTTGACTTTCAAAAAGATGTTTATTTATTATATCATTTTCATAAATTGTTACAAGTTTAATCTTATTAAGTTCACAAAATCGTTCTTTTTTCTTATCTCTATTTAACTGATGTAGAAAATTCATTCTATTTTGATGAAAAAATTCAACATAACCAGTATGTTGTCTGCCTTGGACTTCTATGGCTATTTTTTTATTAGCATTATAAAAGTCCAAACTTAGACGAGTCCCAACAATAGGAAATTCTTCAAATACAATATTATGAAGCCAATAGTTTCGTAAAAATTTTTTGACCTCTGTTTGAAATTTACTACGGCTATCGATTGTCCAGTTGATAATATAATCGCGAGCGTTCTTACAACGTTTTTTTTTATTATTGAGTGATAGAAATTCCATCGCCAAAATTTAGTAAATTTTCACTGATATACTTATAGAAGAAGTTCTTAAGCTTTTCATTGTCATTAACAATTTGTTCAAACTTAGCAGATCCTTGAATTTGAGCAGGAAACTCTGTGAATCCAGCTTCTTTTAAAGTATTAAGAAAGTCTTCGTCAAAACTAATCCAAGCTCCCTTCTTAATTGCAATTTCCCACATAGTTAGAAAATCAAAAATTTCCTTTTCCACCCAATTCGAAGTACCATTCTTTCGTCCATATTTAATTGGATATCGAATAGTACAATTAGTGCGTTCGTTTGGAGACTTCTTTACAACAATCTTAACAAAATGTCCAAGATAAGGATTCTTTTGTTCGTCATAAGAAGCGTTAGGATCTTCAAGAATCAAATCACCCTTGAAACGAGAATCAAATTCGAAAATCCAATTTGCAAAATGTAGCAAAGCATTACCACCGGTTGCGGTAGTTTGGCGAATAGGAGCTTTGCTGTATGGATCTAGTTTAATGTCGGCACGAACCTGAGAAATAAATATTGCAATATGACCGCGCTTCTGAAGCGCAATCGAAATGCGTTTCATTAGATCTGCTGCAATTACTGCGCCACCAGCAACTTTTTGAGATTCTTCAAAAGTCTTGTCAAGATCTCCCTTTCTGATAAGACCATCTACAGAATCTAATAAAAAGAAATATTGAATCTTTTCATCATTCTTACCGACAAGTTCTCTCATTGCATCAAATACGGTTTCATGAATGTTTGATTCAAAAACAAAACAAGTGCCTTCAACCCATTGATCCTCATCAAATACAAATTTAACTCCAGATCGTTCAATCATTTCTTTACTCAAACGACCCTCTGCTTTTATATAAAATCCCTTACGCTTTTTTGACTGATCTAAAAAATTCTTCATGAACTGAAGGGCACAGCTGGTCTTGCCGCCTTCATTTATACCACAGAATCTATGAAGTCCCGTTCCTAAACCACCAGTAAGAAAATAATCAAGCAATAAACTGCTACTTGAAACTTTATAGTCGATACTCGGCTCAAAATTGTAATGTGAATCTTTATTATTCTTCAAGAAGCTTTTTAGTTGCTCTTGAGAAGTTGTAATTTTATTTGTGTCTGTATCTTCTTTAATTTTTCTACTCATTTTAAAAAATCTTTAATTGTTCTCGGTTTTACCTTTATATTGTAATCATCGCCTAGCTTGTCGCCAAGTTTAATTTCGGGGTTTTTGAATTCAGGTTGAAAAATAAATCTCTTATATTTATCCGCTATTCCATTCGCATCTTCACCAGCATATAACGTCAAACAATCAACTTTGTCAACAGAAAGTTGATCCCAAAATTTAGGGTCTGGAAATTTCTTCAGAAGACTATTTAATAATCTAAATTGCATACCCCAAAAATGTTTTGGATTTTTTTGAGGTATATGCAAAAGCTTTTTCAGAAGCTCTCGTTTGTTCACGCTATGGACGATAACATGAAAAATGGAACTGTCAAGATGAAAAAACCGCTAGTTGCCTAGCGGTTAAAATATTAAGCTTTTGGATCGAACGTTGAGCTTTGTAACTGTGGATTTTTAGGAGCAGATGAATTCTGTTCAGCTTTTAGCTTTTCGTCTATTTTAATTCCTTCGTTTGTTAAGTGAATATTAATTTCTGCAGTTGAAGGCGCTGATTCTTGTGGAAACACGGCGATTTGAGCGGCTTCAGACTTTTCGCCTTCAGGTGATTCACCTGCTTCTTTTTTACCTTGATCATTCAACTTGCCTTCTTTACGCATTTTATTCAAAATAGCTTTTTGAAGAGCAGGAGGTAAAGTTTTTTGCTTTTCAGTCAGTTGACCGGACATCTCGTTTAGCATTGATCTATTTTTCATATATGACATACCGCACATATATTTAGCATCGCTGCTGGACATACCTGCTGTATTTACAAATGCATCGTCTTTCAACATGCACTCGCTCATATATTCACTATGCATTTCTGTTTCATCATCTTCAATTACATTAGATAATGAAATCTCTGCTACTAAATTTTTGTTGTCGAATTTAAATGTTGTTTTCATTGTTATTTATAGTTACCGCCTCTTTTCTGACGCTCACAATAATTTTTTTGAGAAAATCCTTTAGGGTTATCGCAATCAATTGATTTTTTATATTTCATGCTCCATCTAGATTTCATGTCTTTTTTTGGAGAATTATAAGCACCTTCTAAAGAGACAATTTGATCTAATGTTTTTGTTAAAATATCACCTTCTTTGAAGTTTTCACCTTTGTTAATAACTTCGTAAGAAACTATTTTTCCCATATTATCAGGTAAATCTTTAATTTCTTTGACAATACCTTCACTGTTATAATGTAAACATGAAGGGTTAATATTAATTATTCTCATTCCCGCTTTAATTTCTTCTTGATTATCTTCGTTGTCGTTTTCAATTTCATGAGAATATACTAAATAATTATAAACAGAAAATAAATAATCTTCCATAATGGTTATTTTGCTTTGAACCCACGGTTCAATTTTTTCTGCCATTGATGGATTAGTGCGAAGCTTTTCTAATAAATCTTTAGAATGATCAGCGATATAGGCTAATTGCGCCATAGCCATTTCGGCAGCTTCTTCATTAGTTTTTTCAGTGTTTGTTTCGATTTCTTCAGTAGTTTCTTGAGCATTTGATAAATAAGGTGTTAGTTTTAAAAGATCTGCTTCTTCCCATAAAGTAATTCCATCCCATTGATGAACAATATCATCGATAGAACCTTTACTAGTGTAATCTGTAACTGACTTTTTAGATTCCCACATTTTGCAAGACCAATATCTAGCCTTCCAACGAGGGCCAGGGTTTGTATCGCATTGATGACGAGCGCGAAAATTTTTGCGGCGAGCAGGATCATCGCGTTTGATTTCCATATTTGGGTCACCGAAATTCACCTTTACAATATTTCCATTCTCATTTTTTACATAGACAGAGAATTTTTTTGGACCTTTAGGTGTTCTAAACGGCTTATTAAGGACTTTTTTGTCCTTAGAGGCGCGAATTTCATTACTTAGATTGACCGATATGTTCATTTTTTTGCTTCAGATTAATAAATCTTTAATTTAATTAACTGATTTTACTGTTCATCTGTTTCTTCTATATTAACAAAGTTTAAATTTAGTTCATCTTCTTTTACACCAAATTGTTGAAGATCAGAAAGAGCTTGTTGAAAATCTTCCTCTTCGTAATCATTATAACCGAAAATATCAACTTCAATCGTATTCATAATTAACTATTTGCGATATCTTGATCTGCACGACGATATGCGTCTTTGACTTTGCCGCCACTCTGCATTCTTAAAAATGTATTAACTCTTGCCATAGCCCAAGACGCTCTTGATTGTCCAGGTCTATGACTAGCACTAAAGGCTCCCAAACCTCTACGATAAACTTTCTTTAATTGACCTAAAGTTACTTTCTTGGAATGTTTGGCGTTATGATTTTTAACTTTGGTCTTTAAAGCGTTAATTACTTTTTCGCTAAAAGTTATTTCTGCTTTACTAACAAGTTGCTTATCATCTTTTCTTTTTAGAACTTCTTTTGCACGTTCCTTTGCGTCTGGAGATGTTCCAGCAGATCCCGGTTCATTGACGCTAGACCCTTTTTTACGCTCGTCTGGTTTTGCTGGAGTTTGTGCAGAGCTTTTTGGGCCTTGCCTTTTTTTAGCAATAAGCTCAGATAAATCTACTAATATGTTCATAAATAAAATTACACATAATTGTAAATAGATAGAAAAAATGAAAGCCGCTTTTTAGGGCGGCTTTCTTGGGTTTATTTTTTATTACTTCTTCTTGCCACCACTTGGCTTTGCTGGAGCGGCTGGCTTTGCGGCTGATTTTGCGGTCTTGGTTGAAGCTGTAAATGTCCTTGCTGATGTCTTGTTCATATTATTGTATATGTGATTTATGTTATATTTGAGTGAAAATATTTCAACTTTTTTTATCGAATTGGACAAGCTCCAGTAGAGCATTCGGCTATATCAAGCATTTCATTACTGTTTGAGGAGCTTGTTATCAATGGCTTGACTTTGCTGATGGCGGCAAGATATGTAGATTCATCAATTTCTTGATATGGGGCTTGCTTGAACCCGTGATCTTTAAATAGCAAAAAGCTAACGCTCTTGATATTATGCTCGTAATTATTCTTAAGCCAAGCTTTCAAATCGTTTAACTCTTCTGGCTTGTAATAAGCGGTAACTGAAA